ACCGCGTGGAAGTCTCTTTACATCGTTCGTTAATCTGGTCTTGTCTTTGTGCAATCGGTACAGTGAACTTTAGTTTGTTTCGCTCTACGGAGCAGTCCCAACATCTTGTACCAGAGTTTACGAACTTTTCACTACTTGTCGACCACTCACCATGTAGGTGACATTTACAAAAGAATTTAGACCTGCCAATTTTATATTCCCCGTCCCACCCGACAAAAGAATAGTGAGTACCTTGACACAATTTACGTATCTGGTTTTCTCTTTCTTCTTGGGACACCTTACGTACCATTTGAAATAACCTCATCTTAGGATGTATCTTGTATCAATCTACCCCACTCTGACGAACTCGTCAACACCTTTTACGTACTCATCCGATTTAATCAGCGGCTCTAATGTGTTATGTTCAAATCCGGATTAATCCAATAATATCCGGAGTATTATCATGTCCCTGTCTAAATATGAATTACTGGTTGGCTCCAGCGCGTCTGATTTACAGGCTAAAGTCCGTACCAGACAGGCAACCGGCAGCGTGGTTGTCTACGGTATGTTTTATCGTGGAACCTCGTACTGTCAGGCTGTAGGTACCGGCACGCTGGACATCGGTACTGTCACAGATTACCGCATTGTCTCCTCTCCCAATATTGAAACGTTCTCATCACTTGTCAGTGGTATGCTGGCTGAAGCACAGCCTGTGGGAACACCTGTTGTGTACAACTCGTCACTTTTTCAGGTGATGGGAAAGATTCAGCCTTTTAATATGAGCGGTCAGAACGGTGCCAATGGAAAGACACCGGAGATTCAGGTTGCTAATGGAAATATCCAGTGGAAGTACACAACGGATATGGCGTGGCAGAATCTTATCTCTCTGAGTAATCTGCAGGGTGCATCTGCTGACATGCGTGTAAGTAACAGTGCCATCCAGTGGAAACGCTCTAGTGACACAGAGTGGACCACGCTGATTGGACTGGCTGACCTTGCCGGACCTGTCGGACCCGCAGGACCACAGGGACCAAAAGGTGAAGCAGGCCCTACTGGTGACACGGGTCCTGCGGGTACACAGGGTTTACCCGGACCAACAGGCCCACAAGGTAATCCCGGCAATACAGGACCCACTGGTCCGGTCGGTGCTACAGGTGCAATTGGTCCGGCTGGTCCTCAGGGACCGCAAGGTAATATGGGTGCCCAGGGTGGGATTGGACCACAGGGACCTAAGGGAGAAACTGGCAGTACTGGTCCCGCAGGACCAAAAGGCGATACAGGACCAAAAGGCGATACTGGTCCGGCAGGTCCCGCTAATACATTGAGCATCGGAAATGTTTCCACGGGGCCTACGGCAGCTGCGACATTATCAGGTACCTCCCCTGCTCAGTCACTGAATCTTACGCTACCCCGTGGGGATACTGGCGCGACAGGCTCGAAAGGTGATACGGGTGCAGTGGGTCCACAGGGTCCAGCAGGTACAAACTCTGTAATGGAGACACTGAGTGGAACTGTGGTTACGGCAGGTACACCGGTCGCACTAACATTTACTAAGACCTACTCTGCCCCACCGGTTGTCATTCCAATTCCGCAATGGAATGGAACACAAATGATTACAGGTGGGGCGGGTAGCATTACACGGACAGGGTGTAGTTTTACAGCGATGCAGTCACGCGGTACGTTACTGCTGACAAGTGGACCGTTTGAAAACGCAGCAGCGGGAGTTACTTTCCGTGTGCTGGTGATTGGTAACTGATGTGTTAAAGCCCCATGAATGGGGCTATTTACCAGTACTCCCCATTCCACCATTACCACGTACTGTCGCTTCAACTTCTTCCACTTCCTCAATCTCTACCTGCTCAACCGGCATCAACATAGCCTGTGCAATACGGTCACCCTGTCCGATGTGGAACTGATTAAACCAGCTGCCGGGTGAAGCATCACGTGTAAGTTTTACCTTAAGTTCACCACGGTAATCGCTGTCGATAATTCCCACGCAGTTACTCAGCCGCACGTCATAGTTAAAACCGTGACCGCTGCGTGAATAGACCAGTAACACATAGCCTTCCGGGATGTCAAAAATAAGCCCCGTAGGAATCACTACGGAGGTACCCTGATACAACTCGTGCGGTATGTCAGATACGGCGTACAAATCGAAGCACGCTGCGCCTGATGTCGCATACGTGGGAATACGTGCGCCGGGGTGAATACGTTTAACGCCAAGTTTCATAGGTTACCTATTGTGAAAGGATAAACAATCCAGATTAGAGCCAAGAAACCAACAATCATTCTGGCTAAAGGTTTCCACATGTTTTTAAATTCATTCTTCCATAGCACAAAGGACATGAATCCAACCCAAAGGGGTAGCCCAATGATTAACGATAAAGAAAGAGCTATCATTTCTCTTAACACTCTAAATCACCCTCCTCTTTAATCATCTCAGCCGTAGCTGCTTCAGCGGCTATCATCTCTTTCCACTTTCTGTGAACGCGTGCAGAAGGTACCGGCAGTGCCGCAGTCTTACGCAGAAACTCCACTACCGGTCGTTGCGTCATACGTGCAGCAAGTGTCACACAGCATTTACGCACACTGCCACCCTCTTTCTCACACAGCTTGAGGGTTACAATTGCTTCAAGCAGTTCACGCACTGTTGCAACCGCTTCAGGACGTTCCTCAACGCGCTGTGTTGCCATGTATGTTACGGGAAAATAAATCACATGAATCTGCGCTCAAATGCCTGACCACCGAATTTATATGAAACGCCTTTGCGCTCTGCTGTGACAGTATGTCCGGTTAGTTTACTTTTACGCTCATCACCGCCGAACGCTTTACCACCGCCTGAACGCACCACATCTGTTACTTTCACACTGAACCCGTGACGGTCAGTGTACACTTTTCCGATTTCTGGAATATTCTTCATAGAATGGCTCCGTCTTAACTCCACACGCGCGCATCAGACTCAGAGCAAGTTCCTCGGCATCTTCTGCGGTAAACTTCTCAGAAATGTACAAAGATTTGTACAGTTCCAGATGTTCTTCAAAATCGTATTGTTCGTTCATTCTATAATCTCCCATTTGTTGTTAGAGAGCCTGCGAGGAAAAAGGTCATAACTAAAATCTCCATCGTCATCAATAAATTCAAATTCATTGTTCACCAGAATTCTATTTGAATCTCGACCGAAATCGCCTTCGCCTGCCACAACTTCATATATTTGACCCTTTGTCACACCAATATCAAATTGAGTGAATAAACAGCGAACCTTTTTACCTTTCTTCATAAGAATTGTCCCCAAAATTCATCGTGACGGCTGTCACCCATGTATGCTGCAGTTAAGAAATAATTTGCCCGGTTCCAGTACTTCTGCTCACCTGTGGTAACGGCATCGCGTGCTTCATCCTGTGCAACCATCAGCGCCTTGCGGTTGATTTGTAATCCCTGCCAGTCAAATCGCACCTGACACACTACCGTTGTACGCGGCCAGAGTGTGTTACGACCTGACCAGTGTTTGTTACGCATTTCATTCACAGTGAGCATATTGAAACCCCACACCAGAAGATGCCGCATAGACCGAACACGCTGTACCAGACTTTTTCATTCAGTGTCATAGTCATTAACCTCTTCGAAAGCATAAAGCTCTTCCCACATACGAAGTCCTGTGTCGTCAATGGCACGAAGACATGGCTGATTATCACCGTCACCTAAATATACTTTAGTGACTGTATAAACTTTATTTAAAGTGAAAACTCCCTCACCGAAACAAGTACCCTTTGAACCAAATCCTATGAATTTAAATTTACGCATTCTCTGTATTCCTCATCATTTGCCGATGAGTTAAAGATACTCGCAGTTGACGCACTCGTCAATACTCTCACACAAAATATTTTCGGTTAAGCTATTCCTTATATCTGTCATGCACTTACAGCATTTTTACCCCATACCCCGATACTTTTTCCTATTCTTTCCTGCTCTTCTTATAAGTATGTATACATACATCCTATATGTTCTCTCTTCTATCTTAATTAATATTCTTTAAGGGTATTAAGGTAAAAGTAGTAGTAATAGTAATAGAAACAGTAAGTTAAGTAATACCCCGATGGTCTACCCTGTATCACTTTCCTTCGGGGTTCCGGGGTATGCTGGCTACACCTCCCGCCCGTGTGGTAATATGCGTACAGGAGGTGTACCAATGGGCGTTACTGTTAAGAACTTCCAGATTGCTAAAGCTGATATTGAGCGACATCTACGCCATTTCATGGGTGGGAAGTTCGTGACGGTGGGTGTGCATGAAGATGCAGGAATGCACCAATCTTCTGACCCGGGTTCCGAAGCTGTACCAATGGCGCAGGTTGCGGCGCTGAACAACTATGGAAACCCCCACAACACGCTCGATGGACACCCTGCTCCTGTACCTGCCCGACCATTCCTCATCCCCGGTGTGGAATCAGCACAGCAGGACATCAAAGATGCTGTGATTGAAGCAATAGAGCGTGGTGCGACACTGGATGAAACGCTGAATACTATCGGCGCGTTTGCAGCAGGTGGCGTGCAACAGTACATGACCGACCTTAAAACGCCGCCAAACGCCGCGTACACGATTGAAAAGAAAGGCTCATCCAATCCTCTCATTGACACAGGTGCATTACGTGCCAGCGTCACATACAAAGTCACAAAAGATAAACCCGAGGAAGGTATTTAATGTCGCTCAGTATGTCCGGCCACATCGATGCGGTGTTTAAATCTGTTGATGCCACGTTCATTCCTGCCGGTGGTTCATACATTGACGGCGTGTGGATACCTGTAGCTATGGAGCCTGTCAGTGGTTTTGTGGTAAACGTTCAGCCGCTGAATGATAAGGAACTGGATTTCCTGCAGCGCGGTGGTGAACGCATCTTAGACCCACGTAAAATATACGTGAATAATGGTAATCTGGACGCTATCACTCTGGACGGAATGTGGCTCTTTCTCGGTCAGCAATGGAAAGTAGTCCGCACAGACAATCGCCCATGGCGCAAATACTGCAAAGTCACGGTGGACCGATACGATGACCAGCCTTGAAATATTTAAAATCCTGCGCACCATTGTCATGACCGTTACGGGTGTTCCGGAATGTATCTTTGCAGACCCTAACGCAAAGGCACCGCTCGGACCCTACGCCAGCATCCGTGTGCGCCAGTCGGTTAAAGAGTATGGACAGGCGCATGTACGCACTATTGACCTGCCTGTAACGCGTCAGGTGCGCTACGACATGCGCACACAGATTATCTGTGATGTGAACATTGAGTTCTGGCGCGGTGAAGCAATGCAGTATGCTGAGAAACTGAAGGAGTGCCACAAACGTCCTGACGTGCCATGGATACTGTTCCGTAACCGTCTGGGCTGGGCGGGTACAGAAGCTATCAATAACCTTACCGCACTCCAGTCCGGTAACTTTGAGCAGCGTGCGCAGATTACGCTTCACCTGTATTACGAAGCGACCGACATTGCGGATGTGAATCGTATCGAGCGTGTTACTGCCACGGTTGCCGATGAAAAAGGCACACAGTTACAATCCGTGGACGTAACTATCTCATCGTGATAAAATTTTGCCGGTGTATACACAAACCACGAGGCTTTAAACATGTCATATGACGTTAGTAATATTATCCGGATTAATACCCGGATTAGTCCGGCTGGATTACTGACGGCTAATTTTGGTAGTGCAATGTTATTCGCCAAAGGCGATGAGTTGCCAACCGGGTTCGCCGCAGACAGCTACCGCACGTACAGTTCCGTTGCTGCTCTTGCTCAGGACTTCCCCGCCACTACCGAGACTTACAAAGCCGGTGCAAAATGGCTTGGCTCTACTCCTGCTGTTCCTTCACTGACTGTGTGGGGTACTGACTCCGATGACACCTCAGTGACTGACACGCTGGATAAAGCGTTTGACATGAACTGGTGGTACTGGACTCTGTTCACCTCTGATGTGCTCGCTGTTGCTGCTGACGTGCTGCTGATTGCATCATGGGCTGAAAATAACAACGTGATGTTCATCGACAACCAGACCGGTGCTGCAGCGACTGCAATCCGTGACCCGTCAAGCACCAGCGACATCGCAACACAACTGACCACGCTGGGTTACCGCCACGTGTATACAGCTGCTCACGCAACAGATGCATACGCCGGTACCGCACTCGCTAAACACTTCGCAGGCGTTAACTACTCTGCTGACCGCTCCACTATTACTGGCGAAGGTAAAAAATCTCCGGGTGTTGCGGCTGAAGACTTATCAGATACCGCATACAGCACCATGAAGCGCGCAACTAAAAAGGCAACCTTCTACAGCGTACTGGATTTGCAGGGGTCTAAAGACAATGGGCGCTGGTTAAACACCATCAGTCACTCCACTTACGGTGAGTACATTGATGACGTGGTTAACCTTGATGCGTTCGTAAACTTCCTGCGTGTGGGTCTGTTCAATGCATTATTTAACCAGACGACCAAACTACCACAGACTCCTGTGGGTCAGGCTGTTCTGATTGGTGCCGCTAAGCGTATCTGTGAGCAGTTCGTGCGTAACAACTATCTGGGACCGCGCAACTACACCGACCCGGATACCGGGCTGGATGCTTACACGGTGGGTTATGAGATTCTGACTAAGGCTGAAGATATTCTCGACCTGTCAGATGCTGACCGTGCTGCGCGCCTTGCCGCACCAATTCGTGTGCGCGTGTTCCGCTCTGGCGCGATCCATTTCGTTGACGTTTCAGTTGACGTTTATTGATACGGGGATTAGATAAATGGCTTTGTATAATTTCAGTAATGCTAATACCGTTGTCACAGTGAACGGACGTGCTTTATCAGACTGGGGCGACAGTGCCGCACCATACGCTGATGAACCGATTGACCCGGTATCAACGCTCCGTCGTGGTCAGGGCCGGAACGCTGTACGTCTGGACCGTCAGAGTCCCGGCCGCCGTGTGACAATTAACCTTAACCCCGGCTCAGCTGACAGTGCTTACATGCAGGGTCTGATGAATAGCGGTGCGAATATTGAACTGACTTACACACAGATTGGTACGCTGGATGCTGCTGTAGGTGCGGAAGGTGTTATTGTCAACGATGGTCGTCGTGAGCGTGCTGGCGCTAACACCATCAGTGATGACCAGTTTATTCTTGAGTTCAATAGCTGGAGTTCCCAGAGGGGTGGACCGGCTTAATATTAACAGATAGAATCACCAGTGCGGCTAGACCGGCCAGTCGAAGAGCAACTTGTCATTGCCTGCCGCACCACTTCAAGACAACCGTGACAAAGGTGAATCAAAACAGTGTTTTCTACTATACCCACAAGCAAAGATTTAGTCATATCTAAAATACAAGAAGTGCTTCCAGCGAAGTACAATTTCGTACGTTTGGAAGAACCCTATGTCAATAGTCGTGGTAAAGTTGTTATATCGTGTGATATGCATGGTGAGTGGACTGCGGCTATCCGTCACATAACAACAAAAGCATCAGGTTGTCCCGCGTGTGGTAGAGTCGCCACAAGGACAAAAAAGTCTCAATTAATATCAATTGTACTCCTAAAGATAAACAACAAATGTGAAGAGCATGATTACAAATTTGAAGGCTTCCTTACAGAATACAAAAATAGAAAATCCAAAATAATAATAACATGCTCCCAGCATGGACCTTATGTAGTTAATATAAATAACTTTGTTGATAACAATCGTAAGTGTCCTGGCTGCAAAACTACTGGTTTTAACCCCGAAAAGATTGGGTATTTATACGCATTGAGGTCCTCGTGTGGTTCGTACATCAAGGTGGGTATCAGCAACAAACCTGATACCAGATTTTATCAACTCAAAAAGGCCACACCTTTTGACTTTGAAATCGTAGAAGTTATTAAAATGCAAAAAGGCATCGATGCCTTTTTGATGGAGAGGAGCTTTCACAAGTCTTTCGAATCGGCAAATTTTAAAGGTTTTGATGGTTGTACCGAGTGGTTAAAATGGCGACCTGAGATACAGGGCTGGTTTAGATTTCTCTGAACACTGTGTTATCATATTACCCATTGAAACAAGGGGACTCTGCATGTCACATGTAAAACAATTTACCGCTGGTAATCTGACCGTTAATGCTGCGATGGCTTCTGCTGTGCAGCAGGATGAACTGCTGTCACTGCTCTCTGCCTCACTGCTGTCACGTGCTGCCACCGCTAATCAACTTGGTGCAAGTATGGGCGATAAGATTCTGGTGCCATTCTTTCTGTCAATGCCACAGCAGCTTAAGAAGCAGGTTGTGAGTTTACTGACCGAGCGCGTTGTTATCGCAGGCAGTGAAACACCGGTCAGCGTTAAGGATTTCAGCGGTAAAATGATTGAGTGGAACACTCTTCTGTCACAGTTAATTCTGTGGAATCTGGAGGGTTTTTTCTCATGGCTGGACGACGCCGTAAGAAGCGTCAGTCCAGCTCAGGAAGAACAAGCAGTATAAACTGGTTTCTGATGCGACCCTGTACCGGCATCAACGGGTTGTGTCCGCCCTTCTGCACATGGGCACAACTTAACGACGGTACCTACTCGCTTGCTGATGTTGAAATGTTCAATCAGGCGATGGATGAAATGTTAGAGGCAACAAATGGCTAATGTAATTACATCGTTTTTGGTTGGTATAGGGTACGACGTTTCCGAGCTTCGTAGGGGTGAGCGTGAAATCAGTACCTCTATGGAGGGTGTTAAATCGCTGGCTGGCACCACTGGTGCTGCGCTTAGTGCCGCATTCATTGGTGTTGGTGCCACAGCATCGCAGACGGCAGAGCGTGTCAATAACCTGCGTCTGAACACAAACCAGCTTTACACGTCCACGCAGTACGTTAACGACTACGGTAATGCTCTTCGCTCGCTCGGTGGTAATGCCACAGATGCTGTGAGTGAGATTACCCGTGTTGAGACAGCCATTAACAACCTGCGTAACAAAGGTGACGCGTCGGCGTTTACGGACCTTGCTTATTACGGTGTGCAGATTGACCCACTGAAGGATGCTGAATCAGGTGGTCAGTTTATGGAAAGACTGTCCGAGCAGTTCCCCGGACTGAACCGGGACCAGCAACAGGGCGTCGCTAATACACTCGGCTTATCTCCCGCCACTGTGGAATTACTGCGTAAAGGTTCTGATGGTTACCGTGATGTTCTGAATCACGTTCACGAGGTTGCCGGATTAAGTGATGACCTGATTGAGAAGTCACGCCAGTATAATGCTGCGATTGGTGAAGCACAGAACCGCTGGGAAGGCGTTGCAAATACTATCAGCAGTGCAGTACTGCCGGGTATGACCGACATCATTAACAAAGGCTCTGACATTCTGAGTAATGTTGTTGCACCGATGGCTGAGCGTGACCCTGTTGCCACAGGCGCGGGGCTGTCAATGCTGGGCGCAGGCATTGCAGGAAGTGTGGCGGCTCCTCTGCTTGGTGCAGCAGGACTGGGTGGCGTAGGTGCGCTTGCCGGTGCAGTTGCACCACCAGTGGCGCTCGCAGGCGCTGGTACGCTGGCGTGGAATATGAATCAACAGGATGTGCAGAATCTGACCGGTGCTGAATTACCATCGTGGTTATGGGATAAAAAAGTTTTCGATGAGTCACAAGGTGATATGGCAGGTGGGATGATTCACAGTGATTCGCTGTTGGGTAAAGGTTATGATGTCGCAAAAAGTATCTGGAATGCTGACCAGTCCAGCGTTAAAGAAAAGACAGGCTATGAATTACCCGGCTGGCTTTTTGAAAAAAACATAGGTGGTCAGAATAATAATTCACCAGATAAAGCCAGACCCCAAACATGGGATGCGGGTGACGCTCTCAATCAGGATTACGAATCGCAAAAGCGTGCATATATCGATACCAGTAATTATGCACCAGAGGCACAGGTGAATGATTATAATTCGGCTGCGGCTGTGGGTCAGGCTGTTGCTGAAAAACTATACGCTGTACCACTTAAAGCCACAGTGACTAACAATGTTGACATGCGTGTTGAACTGGATGGTCGTGCGCTGGACAGCAAAATTACCGAAGTTCAGCAACGCAACAATCAAATGACGGTAGACGATATGCAATCCACAACGGCGAGGTAATATGAGCATTATCAGTTTATTCACCCGTCAGGCACCCACCATTGCCGGTTACCAGTTTGATGCAGTGCTGGAAGATACGCTGGACGTATCTGTAGAGTGGACCATGTACCCCGTGGAATCCGGCGTGAATGTGAATGACCATCGCATCATCCAGCCTGTCCGCTGGACCATGACCGGTGCGGTCAGTAACAATCCGCTGAAAGTGCAGCTGACCGACTTTCTTGCCGGTGGATTGTCAAACCTCACAAATAATCCTTATGTTGCCGCCGTAGCGGGTCTTGCTGCAGGTTTTCTTGCCGGTAGTGACCAGACACGTGCATCCACTACGCTTGAGTTTCTAATCACTCTGATGCGTTCTGGTGAGCCTTTTGCTATTGATGCAGGTGATATTCAGTTACAGAATATGGTCATCAGCCGCATCGGTCGCACCAAAGATATTTCTAATGAATCAGGGTTAATTTTCGTCTGTGAGATGCAGGAACTGATTACCCTTGACCGGTTGCAGACACTCGGACAGCCTTCGCAAATGCAACTCCGTGACGGTGACCCGACAAAGTCAGCACTCGCATCAGTTGTTAAGAAGGGTCAGCAGATTGCTAAAGATGTTAATGATACGGTGAGTACCTCGGTTAATAACGTACTGGATGGGATATTCTGATGCAGGAAATACCACTGAGCAACGGTCCGTCAAATGCACACCAGCAATTCAGTTTGCAGCTGGGGGATAACTATCTGGATTTTGAAGTCAATTATATTTCATATACAGATGTACCAGCGTGGTCATTAGATATTTACCGGGACGGAACACCGCTTGTGCTTGGTGCAATGTTTGTACCGGGTGCAGACGTCATTGATGGTTATCGTGCTGACATTGGTCGATTCGTCTTTGTTGGCGACGAAGTAACGCTTGATAACCTCGGACTTAACAATCACCTTGTGTGGGTATCTGAATGACAGACCGCCGTCTTTACAGTGTCATCATAAATGGTGAAATGTACATCAGCGAAAGTGACGCGTATCAGTTCCGTGTTGTTTTTGACATTGACATCAAACCGGGTGAGACACTGGCTTTTGGTGACTTCCGTATATATAACCTTGCAAAAACTTCCACGGTTGATGCAGGCTCCTCTATTGAGTTTCGTGCCGGTTACACAAATCAGGTTGACACTATTTTTAAAGGTTATGTCACTAACACATTCAGAGAGCGTGATGGTGCCTCCACGGTGCAACGTTTTCTTTGCAAGTCTGGCGACCCGGTGAGAGACAGAGGCTCACTCAACTCATCGTACAGTCAGGGCGTGCAGTTACTTGACGTGCTGAAAGATATTGCTAAGCAGTGGCCGCGTCCGTTAGATATTGATGAGTCTCAGTTTGCCGATATCGCTCTCACCAGTGGATATATGGTGGATGGTGATATACCACAGGAACTGAACCAGCTTGCGCAGGCCTATAACTTTGACTGGGTGCAGGACAGGGGACGGCTAGTCATTACACGACGCACTGCGGCACGTACAACAGCTATCACTGAAATTTCACAGTTCACAGGTATGGTTGGTGTACCTGAAGTGACACGCGGACCGAACGGACTTGGGGTTTATGTTATCAATAGGTTAAATCCTTATTTCCGCATCAATGGTCGCATCAACATTAAATCAGAATTCCAGAGTTTCAATGCTGGTAACCTTTTTGTCGTAGGTCTGGCAGGTGACGCGCGCGCGACAGGCGAATACAACATTTTTGAACTACGTCATCGCGGTGACTCTCATGGGAATTTATGGGTAACTGAAATTGATGGACTGCGGGCCAACTCTGCCCCACTACCGGGAGCCATGTCTACAGGTGCTCTCGCGTGGGGCGCTCGTGTTTCTCAAGAATTTCGTGTGAGAGTGCGGGAGATTGGAACAAATCTGAACATTGACCCATCATGGCTTATGTCGGTCATGGGCTTTGAAACTGGCTACACATTCTCTCCGTCCATTAAGAATCCCGGAAGTAGTGCAACAGGACTTATTCAGTTTGTGAGTTCTACGGCTAAATCAATGGGCACCAGCACGACACAACTTGCACGCATGACGGCAGTGCAGCAGCTTGACTACGTGGAAAAGTATTTTAACCAGTACAAAGGTAAAATTAATAATTTAGGCGATTGCTATATGGCTGTGTTCTGGCCGGTTGCTATTGGTAAACCAGATAGTTATGTGATTGCCACCTCTCCTTCCAGTGTCTATAACTCCAATTCCGGATTGGATGTAAATTATGACGGAAAGATTACTCGTGGTGAAGCTGTGGCACGTGTTAATGATTCTCTCAGGCGTGGACAGCAATACGCTAAATAAAAAAAATGCCCCGGTTAAGGGGCAAAAGCAACGATAACGGCACAGCAGGTATTCATGTCAGCACATCTCACATCAATACTCCGGTCTCTTCCCGGACGCCAACGCTTATCGCCACAGTGCGTATCCTGTCATGAAGGAGGCTGACACATTATGTCATTTATCGTTGCGCTACAACGTGACAAGGAGCTTCACAGCTAACAACGTGACCCACATGTGCTTAGTGGAACTCACCCTTAAGATAAATCCTATCGCACTTTTGACGTGACTGTCAACCGTCATTCCTGTATTATTTCACCATTGTCAGTATTCCGGGGTTGTTATGACCAGCAACACTAAACGAGCGTCAGGCTCACAGGTGCAACGTACCGCATTTGCTGAGAGTATGAAAACTGTTTACACCTCCATTCCGGGACACGTGCTGGCGTTCGACCCGAAGACACAACGCGCTCAGATTCAGATTGGTATCCAGCGCGTGGACATCAATGGTGTTGCATGGGTGCCTGCTCCCATTGTAGATGTCCCCGTATCTTTTCCGGGTGATGGCTTTACTGTCGAGTTCCAGATTGATGTTGGTTGTGAAGGGCTTGTTCATTTCAGTCAGCGGTGTATTGACGCGTGGAAGCAAACAGGTGGTACAGCTGATAACCCTGCCGCACGCTTTCACAATCAACAGGATGCTGTTTTTGTACCGGGCATTCGTTCTTTGCCAAATGTCATCAAGTCATTCAGTAACAACGGTATTAAGTTACGTAATGAAGATGGTAGTCAGTATGCATGGCTTAAGAATGACGGTTCGGTTGCGGTGGGTAATGCTCAGGCCAGTGTAAACATCAGTATGGACGGTCTGATTAACCTGCTTAATGCGTCCGGCTCTATTCAGTTACTTGCCAATGGTAACGCTGTTATTAACGGTGTAGTGTTCACGCCACAGGGTAAAATCATTGCTCCTGCTGGTGGCGGCTTTACTGGCTCTACCGGTATACCATACGAATCACACCGCCACGATGAGAATGGCAACATTACAGGGACCCCACGCACATGACCGTACGGTTACTTGATGAAAGCGGTGATATCGTTACCAGCGGTGTAATGTTTGTTGGCGCTCAACTGGAAATAGAACAAACCATTCGGACCCGTCTTCGGTTGTTCCTTGGTGAGTATTTCCGTGACATTACCGATGGCACACCTTGGTTTGAACAGATACTCGGTAAAGGCGTTAACATGTCGGCACGCGAGGCTGTGTTGCGTAACCGGATTGCCGCTACACCGGGCGTTATACGTCTCACCTCTTTTAAGTTAGATTTCCCGGATGTTAATGCGCGGGTACTCACGGTCACGGCGAGTGTCCTGACCCAATATGGAATTGCTACGGTGACTGAAACAAATGGCTGAACTCACACCTAAAGGTTATCTTCTCAAAACACAAAACGAATGGTTTGATGAAGAGAAACAGCTTTATGTAAATATTGACCCGAACTGGAACCTTGACCCTTCCACACCTGACGGTCTGAAAATTGCCCACGATGCAGAAGTCTTTAGTGCGCTTGATGAGGTAATCCAGCAGGCTTATAACTCCAAAGACCCTTCTAAAGCGAGTGGTTATGACCTTGATATTATATCAGCACTGACCGGCACTACACGGAGTGAAGGTACCGCATCCACGATTACAGGGGCTATTCTTACAGGTGTTCCGGTCACCACAATTGTGCCAGCGGGGACAAGATTTAAATCAGCAACTACTGGCACAGTGTGGACGCTTGACCAGACTTGGACGCTTGACGCAACTGGTAAAGCCATTGTTTCACTCACTGCGGCTACAGTTGGTCCTGTACAGGCTGACGCCAACACCATCACAAGGATTATGGATACGGTGGGTGGTTTGACAGCTGTCAATAACCCCACGCCTGCGACGATGGGTACGGGCATCGAATCTGATTCATCATTACGCGTCAAACGTGCAACTGCTGTGGGGCGTCCTGGCAACAATCAGATTGACTCAATGCTGGGTGAATTATACGCGGTAGACGGCACGCGCCGTGTGAAAGTTTATGAGAATGATACCAACAGTGCGGCTGTAAGCGATGATAATCCCTTTGGCTTACCACCGCACAGTATTGCACCTGTGATTGATGGTGGTACAAATGAAAATGTTGCGCTGGCTATTTATCTGAAGAAGACTCCCGGCGTGCGGCTTTATCAGGCTGGTACACCTGTAGCTGTGAATGTCACATCTCCGACCTATCCTGACAATGTAAAACTAATCAGATTTAGCCGTCCTGTTTACGTCGATATCATCATGAATGTGGTCATTAAGAATGATGGTACACTGCCATCTCTAACAGTACTGCAGGGGTTGATTCAGCAGGCTGTTATCGAATTCTCAGCTGGTGACCTGATACCTGCCGATGTAGGGTTTAAAATTGATGGGTTTGACATTGGTGAAAATGTTCCATACAGCACGATGTTCACGCCGGTCAACAAAGTCATTGGCTCCTATGGTAATTCATATATTCAGTCCATGACACTGAATGGTGCATCTACTAACATCAACATTAATTATAACCAACTTTCACGCTGGACAACCTCAAACATTACGGTGAGTTTCGCATGAATATACCTGACAGGATTTATGCGCAGTATCGCACCAAACCTAAAGCTGTCGCATGGTATAATATCACTCGCAGTCTTGCTGCTCAGCTGGCTGATGCTACTCAGGCTATACGCGTGATGTATGAGATTGATACAGCTGAAGGTGAACAGCTGGACATTCTCGGACGTATTGTGGTTATACCACGTAACTTCATCCAACCCGTTCCGATGACACCGCCGCAATTCGCTTCACCTGCTAACTCTCCCGGTGAGTTCGGCGATGATACAGCTATGTTCAGTACGTTGTCGTCTGATTCTGATGAGCAAATGACCGACGACCTGTATCGTCTGATAATCAAGTCAAAGATTATAAAGAACAATTCAGATGCAACTACTGAATCGATTTTATATGGTATGAATTTCCTTTTACCTAATGCTGAAGTTTTACGTATTACTGACGGTGAAGACATGTCATTCACCGTGGAATTTTATGGTAATATATCTCCACTGGAAAGATATGCCGTACTGAATGCACAACTTGTACCAAAGCCGCAGGGGGTGCGATTCGGTGGTTTCCTTGAGGGTCTGGACTATGTTCAGGCGGGTGATGATACGGAACAGTTTGGTGACACATATGCCGAATTCGTTGGAACAATAGCCGGAGAATAGATTAAATGGCGTTAAACAGAAGCAACAAATATCCGGGTCGTTTTCTGCCAACCACCACGGCACGACCACAGGGGGCATTTAAAAACCGCACAACACCTACTGCACAAGATGGTTCATATCTTGAAGCAGACTGGGCGAATGATTGGGATGGTTTTTTTGCAAGAATTCTGAATCGGGCAGGAATTACACCCAATGGCAATGTGGACGATGGTAGCAGCAGTCAACTTTATGATGCTCTCGTCAGTCTTTTATTACAGAAAACAAATAATCTGGCTGATTTGCAGTCGGCGTCAACGGCAAGAACCAATCTTGGATTGGGTACAGCTGCTACATATACAGCATCCGGTGATGGGACCACCTTACCTACAGCAGGCTCTTTTTCTCTGGGTGTAACCGGTGCTTTTAAACTCCCCACTGGAATTATTGTACAATGGGATACGGGAGCCACTGCATCAGGTGGTTTTACGAAGAGTTTCCCCACCCCTTTTCCAAATCAATGTCTTGCTCTCATTCCTGCTATTTATTCGGGACTAGGCGCTTCATATAGTGTAGTAGCAAATACCTCAAACAGGTTACAGGCCAATATCAACGTGGTTAACAGTAACGGTAACGGCGTTTCGGGTATAACTGTAGGTTACATTGCGACGGGATTTTAATCATGACTATGTTTTTTTCACCCTCTAACCCTGCTATTTATTCCGACAGCCTGTATGACGAATACCTGAAAGCAGGGACATGGCCTAGTGATGTGGTAGAGATAAGCGATGAAATGGCAAAAGAATTTCATCCTACTCAGCAACCTGTAGATAAGATATTGGGTGCAGGTAAAGATGGTTTACCAAAGTGGGTGGACATCCCTGAACCTGATAAAGCAACTCTGATTCAGAGGGCCAATTTAAATAAGAAATCTCTGATGCAGGAAGCTGATGCTTATACACGTCCGTGGCAAACACAATTACTGTTGGACATGATTAGTGATGAAGATAAAGCGTCTCTTACCATGTGGATGCTTTATTACAAGAAACTCCAGGCAATTGATACGTCTGACCCTTATGCAATCGTGTGGCCGGAGAAACCTACATCATGACACTGGACGATATCATTAATTCCACAGTGAAAGCTGAAGGTGGTTATGTGAACGACCCGTCCGATAAGGGCGGGGAGACTAACTACGGCATCACTGTGGCAACAGCACGTGCTAATGGGTACATGGGTCCGATGCGTGACCTTCCGTTGCAGACCGCTAAAGATATTTACCGCAGCGAGTATCTGGTTAAACCGGGTTTCAGCACCTTCCCTTCTGAGATTGCTACTGAACTGTTTGACACCGGTGTGAACATGGGGCCTGCTACAGCTACTAAATTCCTGCAGCGTGCGATTAATGCGTTGCAGGGTAGTGGTCTGGTGGTTGATGGTAAAATGGGACCTGCTACCCGTAATGCTGTTGCCGTGTACCTTGCGTCACGTTCTAATGCGTCGGCTATTCTGGTAAAGGCTCTTAACTGCCTGCAGGGTGTTCGTTACATCGAACTCGTTGAGGCCAACCCGTCTCAGCGTAAATGGATTAATGGGTGGATTGGTCAACGCGTGGAGATTTAATATGTATTACTTTTTAGCCTTTGTGGTGGGGATTGTCGTAGTGTTGTTTATTGTGCAGAAGTATACGCGGTTACAGTTTGCTTCACATGCTAAGCTGTTGTGGAAAACATGGTCAGTGTGGATGGTTGGTGCGGGTACGGTGCTGGGTGTTTATCTCGCATCAGCACCTGATGCACTTGTGCAGGCGTGGCTGATGCTTCCACCCGACCTGAAAGCTTTGCTGCCGGTTAACGTGGCACAGTACATCAGTTACGCACTGATTGCGCTGGGGGTGATTTCAAAGTTTATTCGTCAGCCTAAACTTGACCAGCAACGTAAAGAACTGGAGAAGAAAGATGAGTGACCTTGTGACATGGGGTGTGGCGTTACTTGCTGTGATTGTGGGTGGCGTCAGCACTTATATGCTGGGACACAGTAAAGCCACAGCAAAAGCTGAGAAGAAAGCCAGTGATGAACGGGTAGCTGCAGTTGAAGCTGCCTCAGAGCGTCAGACAACAACAAGTAAAGAGGCCGCACATGTTGACCAGACTGTCAGTAATGCTTCCGATAGTAATGTTGATAAGCAGCTGCGCGACAAATGGACCCGTTAAGCCCGTAGTTGTGGATACGGCGTGTAACTGGGTTCAGCCAATTTATCTGACCGAGCAGGATGTGCAGGTAATGAACATGCAGACAAAGCGGGCTGTGTTAGCCCATGATGAGAAGTGGTCTGTTAATTGCGCGGAGAAACACTAGTACGGTCTCGCTCACGCGGGTCAAGCTCAAGCTTCTGTTCAATCAGCGTCAGGCGAACGTTCTGTGAAACCTGACGCTCCTTCAATGCTTCCATCTGAGAATTATTCCACCCCAGTAAACCCAGTGTTGGCGCAAAAAGTAAACCAAGTGCAATGGTGATACCTGTCCAGATTTTGGAATGCAGGAATACCGTGCGGTTGATTTCGTTTAACTGAGTCTGCTGCATTGCGATAGTCTGTGTGATTTTCTCAATGCCGGTAGTCACAGCAACTTCCACACGCTCAACATGCTCTTTAGTGAAACGGTTTTCATTCTGGCTGATAAGCAGTTGCTGGACAGCCTGCGACATGGCCCGCATGTCCTGACGGAACTCGTTGACGTCTTCCCTTAAGGCTTCAATTTTATCAGCGCTCACAGTGATATTGTCCACGATTTTTAATTACCATTAATATGGTTAATAATAACTTAATCATGGGGTACAAGTCCAATTATAGCAATGGGAGTAATCTTAGAGATAAAGCCGCGCAAGGCGGCTATTTGAGGAGGGGTAATACTAACTTCTCTGCTTCAGCAATGTACCACTCGTAATTGAGTGTTGACCAGTCAAAGTCATTAGCGTCTGCACACTCTGTGACACGGTGACCGGCGCAGAGTGAGGACTCTTTGAACTCTTCGTGTATGGTACCTTTTTTGTTGTGAATGCGCTCATCATACGGCACACCGGCTGCGTCCATCCGCTCACCGCCCTTACCCTGAATCTCACGCAGTACAGAATAGTAGAAATCGTCTGACAAGCTGTTCTTGCGCTTGTACGTTCCGGGCTGGCCTTTGGGTGCCATTTTTTTAATGAGGTAACCACCGCTGCGACTCATGAAGTAGCGCGTGGTATTCTGCATGACCTGCTCTGCGTTCCATTCCGGCCAGCGCATTAAAAGCTGGTCAGCACGCGATACCTTGGCACGCAACATGAAGTCGAATTTATCTTTATGAGCCGTGATAAAGGTTCGGATGTCTTCGCCACGAATCAGTGCGGCTTCTGCTGCTTTTGGTACAATCATTGCAGAAGGGTCCTGATGGTCCTGATACTCGTACTCGTATGCCCCTTTACGTTTCACATTGCCTTTGTTATCCAGCGCCATGTAATTATTAACGTCCCGGATGGGCATACGCTGATACAGCACTTCTTCCAGTTCCAGCTTGGTCAGTACTTCCCACTGTCTGCATACGGCACGCATTGACTCCAGCTCACCCCGTGGACATACCATTGTAACCCCATCGGTATTACTCTGGATTATTGACAGTCCCGGTACGCGTAACAACCATTCACACAACATCGCCAGCATCAGCTGACCGTTCACCGTGACAGTCATTGTGTATTTAGGGTCATAGAATGGTCCATACGCATTGTTACTGTCGCCGTACACCCCGTTCATTGCCAGTTTATACACTGCACCGGCTGTGGTTTTCTTACCTACACGAAGGCGCTCATCGAAGAAGTATTTGTTAATGTCGCAAAACTTTTCACCGAGGTGCTCAGGATAAATGCGGTTAACAATTGCAATGCTGGGATACATTGACGATACATCCACATCCACAATCTGATGTGTATCAGTTGTCTGCACAACTGTTGACTCTATAGACCCGTGGATACCACCCACACCGAATACGAAAGTGTAACCGCCGATGGTACAGTTGAGGTCTTTAAACACACCTTTGGTAACCAGAGTATCTTTTTTACCTTCAGCTTTTTCCATCTCATCCAGCTCACGCTTACTGATGGTCTTGCTGCGGAACTTTTCCAGAATCTCATTAAATTCCGGACGGTCAAAGCGTATCCACGGAAAAATAACATCCCTGAATGCAATGCTTTCACGTGGTGTCTGACGTGGTGACTTGCGCTGGCCGGGCACGGTAGTGAAACACTGGACGCCATTTTTTTCCAGCTCCATAACGAAATAGTCTTTACCTATTTTAGTGTCGTTATGGTTCATAAAGTTGCGCCCGTGTGTTTGTGTCAGTTCTTCACGGAACTCAATAGCTGACATACAGCGCATCATTTTCTTTGTTGTTTCACGTGTGTCGTGACGATTATACACAATCAGATTATCTTTCTGTTCATCGTTAAGCGTCATGCCTACGGGGTATGGCAGGTCTTTAACCATCGGTGACTGCATGGCAATTTCAATAGCCTTGAGGCTGGTCATGCGTGCTTTGTTGTCGTAGTGGTTCAGCAGTAACAGGTCAAGCTGGGAGAATATCTGTTCGTTATCCCACACCATGACAGACCAGCGGTTACCGTTACTGGCGCTGATGGTACGTTGTGCCTTGTCGTAAATTTCCTGTACGGTGCAGCCGGGATTTTGCGCAATCCAGTGGATTACCGGGTAGTCAAACGACTGATTATTGAACCCCACACCCCATCCTTTACTCTGACCAATGTTGAACAGAGTCTGTATGAACTGCTCCTGTTCATTCTTACGGTCGGAGATTTCATAGACCAGTTCCATACCTGTCGCAACATGAATCAGGCAACATGTGAAAATATTTGGATACGTTTCGATATCATAAGTCCACCACTTAGGGTCAACCGGCGCAGGACTGGAAAATGCGTGGTCAACCCCACAGTGTGGGCATTTGTTTAAATCAGCAGGGTAAGTTTTGCCGCAACCGTTAACAGGGTCGCACATTGATAGATAATTCATGTGGTCCTCTCAGAGAGATAAAAGCCCCGTTAGGGGCTTAAGGAATATTTTTAATCATCTTTCGTGTGGTCGTATAGTGATACCGGGTATTGGGATTGCTGTTAAACTTTAAACAAACACCTTTCGCAATTTCACCGTTATCATAAATACCTTCAATTTCGAAAAACTTAGAAGCACCTGTTCCGAAAGCGAATCTCGAAGTCATAGGGTGTTTTCTGACAACCCATACGTGCGAACTCATATCACCTCACCCCTTCGTATAACCGTCGCGTACTGGTTTGTTTAAACTATTGCGATTGACATACTCGCGACGCTGCTCTTCGGTCTGACGTGTCTCACGCTCAAGCTCTGCCAGCTTCTGGTCAAACTCATTCAGCTTCTGCGTGTGTTGGTTAAACTGGACCATATAGTTACTCCCAGCACAATACTGATGCGAAATATGCACCGCGGCATGGTGTGTCGCGAGGGTGATTCCAGCGTGAATAACCATCCTGACCACCAAGGGGTGACGTCTTGTACCAAGACTGGTAATAACGAGCGTGAGACCAGTCTTCTTTATCTTCTAGTTCAATTTCTCCTTTCTCCACAGCCGCGTCCAAGATTTGCTCTGCGGTATAATCTCCACGCATAACAATGAAGCGAGCATCGTCCGAGGTCATAGTATCTACTGAACCGTCATGTTTTTGTTTATTTTCAGGCTTGACAATCATAGAAATCATCTCCAGTGTTACCCCGGCTCACACCGGGGCATTGTGGTTAAGCGCGTGTCAACGTGGCAATTACTTCTTCAGTGAAGCCGGGGAATCCGAGCAACTGTGCTTTGGTGTAAACCGCACCGTTCACGTTGTACTTTTCTTCCACGGGTGGTGCAGGTGGAGTCACCAGTAGGTCAGTCGCCGGTGGTGGTACTGGTACTCCCGGTGCCGCTGGTGCCGCAACCGGTGCAGGTGCGGATGGTGCGGCACCAAATACTGACGCCGCAGATGGACCAGCGTTAGCTGAAACAATCGCGGTACCTTTACGTTCCAGTGACACCATGCCCGGGTTGATGTACACCCCCGCAGTCTGAGACGGCTTATTACCACGAACGCTGCAGTGGACACGAACGTAATCGCCTTTATCAATTTCAGCATCGTTCTGAATCTGCTGCAGCGGGTCGTATTTGTCTTTGTGGAAACACTTAGGCGCTGCAAACTGTGTGCTCATGAACACAACCCAGTGTCCCGGATAACCTTCCTGGTCACACGGTTTATTACCCTTACGGTTTGGTTCAGTCGAGTCACCATCAACAATCTTCCAACTGAAGAATTTAGACTGTGTTTCAGCGAGCGTGTAACCTTCAACAGCATCCTGTGCAGCCTGATTAACCTGCGCACCCCATGGAGTCTGACGCCAGTCAGTGGTTCCGGCTTTAGGAATGGCCACACCAAAACTCCACTCAACGACCTTAGTGATGCCATCTTTTTTCATTTTTGGTAATTTGGTCTTGTCGTCAGTCGGCGTGAAACCCTTCATTGGGTGACCTGAAACGATACGACCTTCCGGGAAAGTAATCTCAATCATTTTTAAAACCTCATCAATTATTCACACATTAAACCGGTCTGTTCCGGTGAGATAGATACTAATACAACTCTGACGTACTCGTCAACGACTAAATACACTTTTTATTCCACGTTCTGTCACCGGCTCCAGTTTCACACCTGTAGTGGGTGTTTCGGCGTACTGCTCCACCACGGCAGGGTCGATACCTTTCTTGATACACTGTGCAGGCGTGTCCAGTTGCACCGGCTTACGCAGGTCTTTACCCATGATGTCACCCATCATAATCACCTGCTCAATCGGTATCCCTTTCTTCCACCGCTTGTGACCATATTTGGGTTTAGCTGCAAAATATGGCACCTGTTGCCCCTGTTTAATCTCGTGCAGTGCCTGCTCCTCCAGCCCACTGAGACGCATCTTAATCATCTCCTGCGCACGCTGTAACAGCTTTAACTCCACGCCAAGGCTATGACCGGTCAGCGTGTGCGTGCTGAGACTGTTCACATAGTCGATGTTGTCATAGCTGGTGCGCTGCAATGCGTCACAGCCTGCACGTGCGGTACAGGTCTTACATTGTGGTCCGGGGGTGCAGACGGGTGAGTCTGACATGACACCCTTTAGTGCTTCATCAATCTGTGTCAGGTAGTGCGCCAGTTCATCCATAGTGAGACACCACTTACGCACCGTACCTTCACTGTGGAAGCCACGCGGCTGTACAATACGCAACTCAATCACATCAGGCTCAAATCCGTCACCGTTCTGGATGAGTGCACCAGCGTAGAGAATCATCGGCCAGTGCTCGTACACCTCAACCAGCGAGTGACCAAACTTACCATCCCAGATGATGAGATGATTGAGACTGGTGTTACGTACCGCTACGTCAGGAATACCGAACCAGCCCGGTAAATGGTGCTCAAGTGACACAGGCTTCTCAACCTGCATCTCACTGCGCGATATACCATGACTGTTACAGTAGCCCCACACGTCGTTGTAATACTCACGTGCTGCTTCAAACAGTTCCTGCGTGATAACAATACCGTCCTGCGACAGACTGCCCACGATGTCACCAAACGGTTCATTACGGAACAGCTTTTGCGCCACTTCGTGACAGGCTCGTCCCTCAAGCTTGATTATGGATAATTCCCCCGGCGTACCGGGGTGTAATTGCTGTGCAGCGTGGGAGCCGTGGCACTTCATCCACACGTTAGCGTCGGATGCTTTGGGTAGTTGTACAGTGGTCATCAGTAATCCTTATAATTCTTAGGAATACAGTACGTTGCTTTGCCGGGTGTACCATTGGGGGATGTATAGAAATACAGAGGCCACCAACGACCAAAGCAACGCAGTGGTAATCGGAAACAAATGTACCCCCAACGTTTGGTTCGGATATTGACCGCCCAGTGCATTGCGTTTTCACCGTAAATAGTTGCCGGACCGATATTTACGTGTCCAGACATGAAGTTTTCCCACCAACTTAAGGATTTATATTCTTTCTGGTTGAATAGTGCTCTTTTTAATCGCATCGTCTCACTCCCCCAGCAGCGCTTTAACGCGTGCAATAAACGGACCGGTGTGTTCCGGCTGTGTATTCAGGTCCATAATGCGGTTCAGACCCATATCGGCAATAATGTCATCCACCTGTGCGCTGGTGATACGACCATGACGCTCGGTAAGGAACTGCATCACCTGTGGGAAGGTCATGTGTGCGTACTCGTGACCATCTGGTGCTGTTTTCTCTTCTACCTGTGGTACAGGCGGCAACGGGGGTACCGGAATAGATGCAATCTGCTGCTCGGTCACTTCACCTGCATCCACGTGGAAATCATCACCTTTTGCTGCTACAGGTGGTTCTGGAGTGATGCACACATGAGGTGTTCCGTGATGATTGCAACCTTCATCAATACATAACTCTTCACTCTCGCGTTGGGATTCGGAGTTATCGCCTTTTGCTGCTACAGGTGGTTCAGTTTCCATTACACCAATATGCCCGGGACACACCTCGTACAGGGGCGACTGTAGGGTGTCATCGTCTTCATCACTCTCGCGTTGGGATTCGGAAATTTCAACTTTCACATCGTTAACGTACATGGTCCATTCGTCGTCTGTCATATCCTTTGGCTTGCGACGCAGACGCCACGTACCGTCACTGTTCAGTGCTTTGCTGGCAGAATGGATACGCTCGTCCCACGGTGTGCCGTTTGAGTCAGTGGTGGAGTCACTTACTTGTGGTGCGGGATTATCGAAATGGACCTCGCGATTTATTACACTTGAAAGTGATTCAACCTGTTTCGAAGTAGTGTCTGGTTCGACCTCTTTACGTTTACCGTGAATCTCAATCGAACCATCCACATCGTTCTCGCGCAACATTGCCGGAGCAGCCTGCATCAGGTCGGACATAGCTTCCTGTGAACGTGTGACCGGTCCAATTTCCACGCTGTCGCAGGCTTGGAGCGAATTGTATTTTTCCTGAGTAATCACCACCCAACCCGGTGAACCTTCAACTGTGGAAGAAAGGTCAATCAGCGATTTGCCTAAGTGGAAAAGCGCTGCACTGTCATCATTTGGGACACTAATTTTAATCATTTACTTGCTCTCTTGTGGTTGACTATAGGTAGGATTGTGACGTAATCTGACGCTGTCGTCAACACACTGAGGAAAAGAAAATGAGAGAAGCATTTGAGAAGTGGTATTTCAACAACGAATCGTGTCTGACCAGAAAAGAGGAATTATTTAAGACCGACAGTCTTGGTTATGTAGATGAAATAGTTTGGAAATGTTTTGAAGCTTGGAAAACTGCATGGGAGATGTCCAAGAATGATAACCATTAAACAACTGCACCGTCCCAGTTACGGCTGGGCAAACTCCATCAGTAAGAAAGATAAGTTCTATGTCAATGGCGTGGCAGTGCCGCCTTACGTGGCTGCTAAGTTCATTCGTAACGCACGTTGCATCGAGTCAAACGTGTGCCGCAAGATTTACGTGTTAGGGAGTGAGTGAGATGGGTGTGATACGTACACATACGGAGCGTCTGGAAAAAGTTATCGATGCGGGCATAGAGTTACGTCATAACATGCGCGTGAAGACTGAAACGAAGTCGCAGATTATAGCTAAACAGCGCGAAACCATTCTCAACCAGTCAGAGATGATTAAAGAGATGGAAAAGGAACTGAAGGAGCTGCGCATATTGGCAACAGAGAAAGCACACCTGCGGCAGATGGCGCTGGATGATAAGAAACAAGATAAGTTGTTACATCTTGCTCATGCTAAAAAGTCTTTTGCCAAAGCACAGCAGAAAATTAAAGTTATGAAATCATGGATTAAAAATCAAAATGCTGGCGTGATGCCTGATGAATTTAAGTGGGGTGATGAGTGATGGACAAAACGTACTGGATATGTCGCAGGTGTGGAAAACACATAACACATGTTGAACAAATATGGCAGCAATGTACGTGTCATCCAAGTAAAGTTCAGGCTGTTGAAGTCAAAAAATTTGAACCCGCAAAAGGTCCAAAAGTTCCACCTATGTGTAAATGTTGCGGGTGCTGCAAATGATTCCAGAGCTACGACCCTATCAGAAACAACTCATCACTGACGTTTACGCAGAGTGGAACGCAGGTAAACAGTATGTGGTCATGGTGAGTGCTACCGGCAGTGGTAAATCAATGACGCTGACTGAACTGGTACGTATGGAGCGTGACCGTGGTCAGTACGTTCTGGTGCTTGCACACCGTCAGGAGCTTATTACGCAGCTTAGTGACACGATGGCGCGCATGGAGATTCACCACGGTATAATTGCTGCTCAGTCTGCAATTAAGTTTGCTACACGCCTGCATATGGAGAATTACAACCGTAACTTCTATGACCCAAACTCGCGAGTCATTGTTGCCAGCGTGCAGTCAATGCGCCCGGCAAAGGTGGCAGAACTGGCGCAGTTGGGTAGCCGTCTTACGGTTGTACAGGATGAAGCGCACCATGCAACGAAGAAGTCAAAGACATGGGGTGGCGTACTGACCCCTCTGATGGATGCGGGAGCGCGTGGACTTGGTCCCACAGCTACACCAATGCGCGCTGATGGTCAGGGTTTATCACGTGAGACAGATGGTTACGGTGATGCGATGGTGCTGGGTCCCGAAATGGGCTGGCTCATTAACAACGGTTATCTGAGTAAATATAAAATTTACTGCCCTCCCACTGACCTGCATCTGGAGCGAGTGGAAACCAGTAAGTCCACGGGGGATTATAAAGAGAAGGAGCTGAAAGCGGAAATTGGTCGCTCTCACATCGTGGGTGACATTGTGAGTCATTACCTCAAAATCTGTCCGGGTAAACGTGGCATCACCTTCACTGTCGGCGTGGACACAGCTGAGGAAGTGGCGGAGGAATACCGTAAACGTGGTGTACCCGCTATTGCCCTGTCGGGTCGTAATGCTGATGCGGAACGTGTACAGGCTATCCGTGATTTGAAGTCTGGAAAGATTCTGCAAATCGTTAACGACTCATTGATAGGCGAGGGCGTTGATATTCCCGCAGTAGAAGTCGTGTCTTTCGCCAGACCGACACAGAGTTATGCGCTGTATGCGCAGATGTTTGGTCGTGCGCTGCGTGTGTTTGAGGGTAAGAGTCACGCCATTATCATCGACGCGGTATCCAATGTACTGCGCCACGGGCTGCCTGATGCACCACGTGAATGGAGTCTTGACCGCCGTGAGCGACGTACCGGTAAGAGTGAACCAAGCACTGTCCGGGTGTGTACAGCGTGCACCGCTGTGTATGAGCGTTATCTTGATGCATGTCCGGACTGTGGTGAGCCTGTACCGAAGCCTGGGGTGCGTAGCGGTCCCGAGTATGTGGACGGAGACCTGCTGGAGCTGGATGCCGAGACACTGGCACAGATGCGTGCTGAGGTTGTGGGAGCGCGTGAGACACCCGAGGCAATGCGTGACAGGCTGACCGGAATGGGTGTGCCACAGTTAGGAGTGCTTGCTAATGTAAAAAGGCAAAAAGAACGTATTGACGAACTACTCCAACTGGATGTAACATTAGCCAAGTGGGCCGGATACCGACGTGCTGAAGGCTTAAGTGATAGTGAGATTTTTCGTAAGTTTTTCATTACTTTCGGTATCGACTGGTTATCTTCTCAATCATTAAAAAAAGGTGAAGCTTTGAAACTTAAAGAGAAAGTAGAAAATGGGATGTAACAGCAAAAAGCCTATTCCATTACCTTCTATTGAGTTATTAAACAGTCTTTTCACGTACAATTCTGAAACCGGGGATTTATACAGGAAACCGTTACTTGGTTTGGATGGTAGGTGGTATATAACTGATTCGAAAAGACCAGTAAGAAGAAAGCATTCATATCGAGGCAAGACATATTACAGGTGTAATTTACCCGGGCACGGTTCTAAACCGCAGTTCATGGTTCATCGGATTGTTTTTAAAATGTACCACGGATTTGACCCTATCGAAGTTGACCATATCAACGGAATAGGTACAGATAACCGGATTGTAAATTTAAGGAGTGTCGAAAGAGTAGGGAACTGTAGAAATGTCAGGATGAGTAAAGCAAACACAACCGGGTGTGTAGGTGTTCACTGGATAAAAAGTAAAAATAAATGGGCTGCACGCATAGAAGTTGATGGTAAAAGAAGACATCTGGGTTTTCATGATGACTTTGAGGAAGCAGTTAAAGCAAGGAAAGAAGCTGAAACATTTTATGGTTTCCATGTTAATCATGGACTTATTAAAGAGGACCAAAAATAATGTGCTACCAGTGGTGCATCAAAATGCGCGACAACGCGCCAGATGGCGTGACAGCTTATCACTATCAACAACTCGCGCAGTTATGGCGCGAAAAAGAAGGAGCACCATGTAATGGCTAATAAAAGCATAACAGGATGGGAAGTTAAGCGTGAAGAAAACGGAACATGGTCAGCTTACCTTCACGGGGTTAGGATTGCTGTTAATTGCAAGTCATCGAACGACGCTAAAGGGACTTTACTGGACATTCTTTGTGGTATGGGTGTGAGTAAATGACCCCCGCTATCCACGAGTGGGCGCGCCGTAACGGTGTGTCCCACACTGCGCTGAGTGAACTGGCGCAGATTATGGGTGTGGATAAGGCGACTGACATACTCGCCTCCACGGGGCTAACCAGTGAAGCACAGGTACAGAATCAGCGTCGCCTGATGGCGTCTAAACGTGGCGGCAGGCTATGGCGCAATAATAAGGGTGTTCTGCCTGATGCGCGCGGCGTGCCAGTTCGTTTTGGGTTAATCAATGACAGTCCTGCACTGGGTAAAAAGCTGCGCAGTCCCGACCTTGTGGGTATCTATCCACTGTTAATTACCGCTGAAATGGTAGGTACAGTGATTGGACAATTCGACTCGGAAGAGGTGAAAAAACCCGGTTGGGTATATAAAGGTACAGAGCACGAGCGCGCACAACTGGCGTGCGGAGAGCTGATACTTTCACTCGGTGGTCGGTGGCGGTTCGTTACTGATGTCACAGGGGATTAACGTTATGAATGGTCTGGAAATGGGACAAGTGACAGTGCTTATAATTTCTTTCGTATTTCTTTATTTTGGTATTGCGTGGGTGCTGGTGAGAGCATATGACGACTCAAGACAATCCATTACTGATGAAATTGCAGAACATTACGAGCGCGAAAAGGAAGAGCAAGAACGCAAAGATATCGAATGGGTGAGATAAGTTATGAGTGACCTCTTTGAACAACGGTTGATGAGAAATGTGAAGCGGCGTGACAGGGCGATGAGCCTGTGTCACCCATGTAAAACCTGCAATAGCGAACAAGTACAACTTGTGGACTGGCTTGGTGCAAAATTTAAATATCGTTGTCGTAAATGTCGCGCTGAATGGTACTCTGTACCGCATGAATAGTTGACCACACCGTCAAACACGTGTCATACTGCATCATATTTTACTACTGGATTAGAGATAATGACTAAAGGTGGCTTACAGTAATGGACCTTAAGACGGAGACATTTAACCTGATGTTTGGTGACTGTATGGAGCGGATGAAAGAATTGCCGGACAACAGTGTGGACCTGATATTGACTGACCCGCCTTACGGAACCATTAAGACAATCAGTAAGGGGTCTATGTCCGGTAGTGACTGGGATAAGCCGCTGGATACTAAATTAATGATGAAAGAGTGTCACCGTATCCTGCGACCAAAGGGAACAATGTGCCTTTTCTCTCAAGACCCTTATACCACTGAAATTATCACTAATGGTCACGGAAACCTACCGTTTACTTATCGGTATGTGTGGGAAAAGAATCACTTTGCTAACGCTATGATAAGTGCTAAAGCCCCCGTGAACATCACTGAAGACATCTGTGTGTATTTTAAAGCGGACACAGACTATTCGGAAAACCCCTTGCAGAAAATGTTCATGGATGAACTGGAGCGGGTAGGCATGAAACCGAATCAGCTTGCCACCGCACTGGGTAAATCGGGTGCCATTCACCACTTTACAACCGGTAAGGTTTTTCGCATCCCATCGGAAGAAAGACTGAAGGAAATACAGGTTCTGACAGGTGGCTTTAACTGGTCATATGACTATATCGTGATGATTAACGAATGTTTCAAAGGTTATCAGGCTCATCGATTCCCTAAGATATTCAACATACCTGAAGGTCAGAAGCATAAAAAAAACATTCTTAAATACAGTAAAGATTCAGAGAATCATCACCCTACGCAAAAACCTGTCGCACTTTTGCAGGACTTAATTTTCACTTATACCAATGAAGGCGACACCATACTTGACTTTACAATGGGTAGCGGTAGCACCGGTGTTGCTGCTTTATCAATGGGTAGGAAATTCACGGGTATTGAGTTGAATAGTGATTATTACTCTATAGCATGTCAAAGGGTGTTGACGAGTCAGTCAACGGCGTGTACCATTTGATGATACATATTACAGGGCTATTGAGATGACCAGAGATAAGATTTTAGAAGCAGCATATAAAATGGCGGTAGTTGATGGTCTGGATTGCCTCACGCGTGATGCGGTAGCAGCAGGTGCATACGTTTCCAAAGGTGCCATTAACCACCACTTTAAGACCATCGAGAACCTGCGCACTGAGGTGATGAAGCGCGCTGTGGAGATGGAAGACCTTAAGCTGATTGCTCAGGGTATCGCGTGTGACAACGAGGTGGCTCAGTCTGCTCCCCATGAACTACGCGTGAAAGCCTTAAGCAGCCTCGCCTAACACTCTAATAATACAGGGATAACAGATGAACACAATCCCCTCTGTCGGAGGGGTGGGTTTTACTCACTCCAAATTTATCGTTTGTAAGCTTGAGCAACGCGGTGACCGCACTGAAAAAATGCCCTGCAATGCTCAGGGTATCGTAACCAGCCTCCACACGGCTGACCGTATGACACTTGAACAGGCGCAGCAAACTGCATCTGGTCTGGGTGCCAATTACCGTGCCGGTGTCATCATTGATGGTGATGGACGCTGGTGCCTTGATATTGATGGTGCTTTACAGGCTGACAATTCATGGTCAGGTCTGGCGAGTGAGTTATGCGCTACGTTTGCAGGCTGTTACGTCGAGGTATCGCAGTCTGGTAAGGGTCTGCACATCTTCGGTTACAGTGCATCTATTCCGCCACACGCGTCAAAGAATGTCCCGCTGCATATTGAACTGTACAGTGATAACCGCTTTATCTGTCTTGGTCAGTGCGGACAGGGTGACATGTTCTTTAACGCTGCTGCTCCACTGAATGCGGTCGTGTCGCGCTACTTCCCAGCGCAGGAGCAGACCACCGCTGCTGAATGGACAACCACACATGTGCCTCAGTCCTGCCCGATTGTGGACGATGAGAAGCTGATTGCTAAAGCCTGTGCAGCTACGAGTGCTGCTGGTGTGTTTGGCGCACGCGGTACCTTTAAAGACCTGTGGCACGGTAATACAGACGCCTATGATGGTGACGCTTCAAGCGCAGATGCAGCACTGGCTCAGCATCTGGCGTTCTGGACCGGCAATAACTGTGAACGCATTGAAAGCCTGATGCGCAAGAGCGCACTCAAGCGTGACAAGTGGGATAACCACAAGAGCTATATGCAGCGTACCATCCTTGGTGCTGTGTCCCGTCAGACCAACTGGTACAGTGTGGGTGCACCCATTGAGACTGTCTCACAGGAACGCATTGTGGAAGCAGCTGAACCGGTTGTACGCTCTGGTTTCCAGTTCATCGGTGGTACGCAGCTGGTCGATATGTTCCGTGGGTGTGTGTACATTGCCAAGTACCACAGTATCCTTGCACCCAATGGCATGATGTACAAGTCGGAGCAATTTAACACCCTGTGGGGCGGGTACACCTTCACACTGGATGAGTCGAACGAGAAGACAACCCGTAAAGCGTGGGAAGCGTTCACCGAATCGCAGCTGTACACCTTCAGTAAGGTTGAAGACATTACTTACGACCCTGACACGCCGTTTGGCTCTATTACTCAGGAAGACGAAGTGAAGTATGTTAATGCGTTCAAACCGACCACTGACACGGGTATTGAAGGAGATGTGTCTGTGTTTATCAATCACGTTAAGAAACTGTGCCCGCTTGACCATCACATCCTGCTGGACTGGATGGCGTGGAAAGTGCAGAACCCCGGTGAATGTATGCGCTGGGCACCTGTCATCGTCGGTGCGCCGGGTAACGGTAAAACCACGATTGCTGACGCTATGATGCTGGTTATGGGTAAGCGTCACTCGACCGTCGTACAGTCATCTGACGTGGACAACAAATTTAACGGCTGGGTACACGGTAATACCTTTGCGGTCATCAATGACTTCAAAGTGGGTGACAAGCGGGACGTGATTGAAATTCTGAAGCCCATCATCACTGACCGCACTATTCCCTTCCAGAAGAAAGGTGTTGAAACAGATACGTGCCGTAACATGCTGGGTATTATCATCACCAGTAACCACCGGGACGCTGTTATAAAGACGAAAGATGACCGCCGTTATGCAACATTCATTACGCCTCATGAGAGTGCTGACGATATCCTGCGTGATGGTATGGACGAAACCTATTATGCTGCACTGGACCACTTCATGCGTAATCCGCTCAGTGCGTCCTATATGCGGTATTACTTCCACGCCCGGCAGGTAGCGCACCATCCTAACCGCGCACCAGAGACAAGCAGTACCGCACTGGCTATCACTGCGTCACTGGGTACCGTTGAGCAGGAAGTACTGGAAGCTATCGAAGAAGGTCGTCAGGGCTTTATGGGTGGCTGGGTGAGCAGTAAGGCACTGGATAACCTGCTAAAGCAGATGCGTGCAGAACGTCAGGTACCCCCTGCCCGCCGCCGTGACATGATGCGTTCACTGGGTTATGACTGGCATCCGGGGCTGAAAGATGGGCGTGTGAATAACGTCATTATGATTGATGGCGGCAAACCGCGTCTCTATATCAAGCTGGGTCACATCCACGCCAACCTGCAGGGTGCTGCAGAGATTGCCCGCCATTACCAGCAGGCGCAGGGTGATATGAGTATGGGCCTTCAGATGCAGGGTTAGTGCCTTCGGGCACTTTTTTTTGTAATTAGTATTGACGGATTCGTCAACTGAGAGTATCTTTAACTTATCGAACAGCAATAGTGCTGGGGTTTATAGCAGGAGGTTGAAGATGCATGAATTTAAGGGAACAAAAGGGCCGTGGCGTGTAAGTGAAATGCGTGGCGACCTGATTGATATCAGACATAACGATGAAGGCATCAGTCTTAACTTGGCGCACGTTGTGGCGAGGAGGTCATGGCTAAAGGAGGCTGAAGCAAACGCCAAACTAATAGCCGCTGCGCCTGAATTGCTCGAAGCTGTTCGGCAACTTCACGATTATGTTGAGGATACGCATTGCGAATCTCACGATGAATGCGAACCGAGCCATCCAATGGCACTTGCACGCGCCGCCATTGCCAAGGCATTGGGCCAGTAACCACTGAACAGGAGAAGAGGATGCATCTAAAGGGTATGACCCAACTAATGGTCAGGGCTTTTGTAATTGAAAATAGCAGCCGGTTCATTGCTTTTTGCAAGGATGAAGAGCTTAGCGAGGATGACTTCGTGAAGCTGCTTGAAGAGATGGATTTTAACGAGATAGTTACACCTGAGCTGTTAGCAAAGTTCAGATTGTGAGTGACACCGTAAAGCCGTATAACACAGGGGAGCAATATGAGCTGGCACACTAAACATTTTATTGACGAAGCGCGTATTGCTCACCATACCGGTATGCGCCGTAAGAAAGCAGGACGGATGGCTGAAGCTTATCAGTCGTTCGGACAACGTGACCTTTATCTTAAATTAGCCCGTGGGGACTGAAAAATGACAACTGTATACAAACGTTTAAAACTTGAAACTGAGATGACCACAATGGAAGCGCAGAACTTCCTGCACAGGCTGACAACAGACGCACTGCGTGAAGGTCATAAGGTGATACGTATCCTCTCCAGTGATACCGACCGTCACATGCGGACGCGTCGGATGATTGAGGAGGTACGTGTATGTGCTGGTGGACAGATTTAGAGAGGAGTATGGTCAATGCGACAGGCGTGGACAACATCAGAGCAGCGGTGGCTTGCCGGACTGGCACCCACTCACACAGTTGCGGAACTGGCAGAGAAACTGGAGCGCAGCAAGGGCGCAATCGTCTCACAACTGAATCTGATAGGTATAACAGCAAAGCCGCAGAAAAAAGCCTGGATGCAGCGTGAAGTAAAACTGGTACAGGAAATGATGCACGATTTTACATATGAAGAAATTGCGCGGGAACTGGGACGTTCGTCTGCCTCAGTAAGGGCATACGTGCGCCGGTGCTGTAACCCTGAGTGCCGTAAGCACACGTGGCAGCCTACACGCAGAGAGATTGCACGTATTGCACGTCTGCGTAAGAATAAGGTATCACTGCCTGTCATTGCTGAGAAGCTGGGTTGTACCAGACGCAATCTGGAAAATGTTATCAAACAGAACAATATCCGACGCGGTATAGGATATGTCCGATAGCTTAGACTGTGCCGGACTGCAATAGTTACGGGACTATGAATCTTAATAATATCTGGCGAGCCGGACGAGACCACGCGGTCAATGGTGGTAATGCGGCAGATTGTCCTTATGGTGACACGGTGCAGCGACACGCGTGGCTGCTCGGGTACACGGCTGGCTTACAGGTTTTGAAGGGTACATTGCCTCGCTAGTCCCCGTGTCTATGACGGTCCCCGCACGGGGACTTTTTTTTACATTGGTATTGACGGACTCGTCAGTTGAGAGTATCTTTAATTTATCGGAACAGAAGAGGTGATGTATGAAAAAGTTAAACGTGTTACTGGGTGTAGCAGCATTGCTCGCTTCATCAGGCGCAATGGCCGGACAGTTTGGTATCGGCATGTGTGAGTACACAACGTCCGGTCGCACTGGTGAGGTAATGTGGGGTGTTAAAGCCGCTCACCGTATGAATGACAGCACTTATGAGCAGATGGAGAAATACTGCTCCAGTCCGGTAAACATGCAGCAGGCACGTGTTGCGCTGAATAAGCAGCCTGAGATGCCTGCTGCAGTTGCACAACCACTTCCGGCTCAGGGTGTGAACATCGATGAAGCAACTGACACGTATCAGGCGTGCGTGCTGGGTGCCACAGGTGATGGTAAAGGTTATCTGAAATTGGTGAGCAGCTATGGTGGTAATGTCACCATGCAGCAGGTTCTGCGTAAGGCTCACTCTTACGGTTATAACGTTGCACGCACATACCGTAACTGCACTGACTATGTAATGGGGTACTGATATGAACGATATTATCCGCAGGCGAACTGTGCGTGCTGACCAGCTGCGTAACGGTGTATTGCTCGACTTCGACGACAGTGAGCCGGGTATGGTGAGTGAATTGCGTCATCTGGCTCATAAGGTACTGTTTAAGGCACGTGGTATCGAGTGGTCACTGGACCATGATGAGATGGTGCAACTGGTGGTTATTATGAGGGTTGTCGGATGAGTCAGGTACTTACGCAGGATAAAGCACGTCAGCTGCTTAAAGAACTGCAGTACGCTAAGGCTGCTACAGGTGGTCAGCTGTCGGTGAAGGAAGAGTATTATAAGCAGGCGCTGGAGAAGTTGCTGGTGTTATGGGAGCAACCCACGAATCAGAACGGAGAGCAGTGATATGAGAATTACAATAGACGAAGATATTCACGGTGAGCTTATCGCGCCATGTGAGCGCGCCCATGTCTGGCTGGATGGTGTTAAACAGTGGCATGTCATTTGTGCCGACGACATTGCCGGCGAAATCGTCAGGGTTAAAATGGACGAGCGCGGATACCCAGAGCACGTCGATGGTGAACTGATTAGAGAAACGGTGAAGGGTGAAATTAAAATACAACTCTTTTGAAACCATGAACAATGTAATCCCCTTAAAGCAGGAGTACACCCTATGACACTGATACAATGCTGGCTGGTAATGTGCGTTATTATGAGGACTACCACATGCAGCACAGAATGAAGCGTTTCTGTATCAACCTGCTCATGTGGCACTTCTGGTTCGTCATTGACTGTGTTGCACTGTGGCACGCGCGGGGAGGGGTGAAGTGAGTGGATATCAGCCTAAAAAGCTCAAGCCAACATATCGCGCCGTTGCAATAACCAAAGGTAATCTTGTAGTAGAAAAACATGGCCCGTGGTGGAGATTATTGTTCTTTGGTACGAGATGGTATCCAATAAGTAATTTACTCAGCGATGAGTTTGATTGTGATGAGGTTGTAGCGCGAGACAGGTTAGAAGAATCTAAACAGAAAACTGATACATGTATTTTTAAGATTTACCATTAAGCCCCTTACGGGGCTTTTGTTTTATGTTAATTCCCATATGAGATTGCCAGACCTGTCTCTTCCCTGCTTTAGCAATCCGCTTTCTTCCATTTCCAACAGATGCTGTCTTACTTCTGCAGTATGGTTACCTTTCCTGTTATGACTATCACTTATTTCGAAACTTATTTTCCATGTGGTAGCAACGTAATCGTATGGTCTATTATTAATTGTTCCAATTATCTGGATAATGTCCGACTCTTTCCAGAATCTCCTGAAAGGTTTATTTCCCACAGTTTCTGCACCTCCCATTAGGTACATAACGTTCTGCAGTAACGCCGCAATGCTTACACGGGGTCATGGGCAGATACCATTTTTTACCCTGCGCGATAGCATCCTGACGTGACAGAACAGAAGTCCCCCGTGGAGGCCACTCACGCTTGCCGGACTCAATCTCCATCGCTTCCACACGGAGCATTGCCGCCTGCATATCGAACTCTGATGCACGTCCGTAAAGCTGTTTCAGATGGTCCTCTTTGGCACTTTCCACACTCTGAGTCATGCGCTTCTGTGCGCTGTCATACTTCTCAATCAGGCAGAATACGCAGCGGTTTCCCTTGTCCCTTACGCCGGGATGACGACACGCTTTTATCTCCTTTGGTACAACTTTCCACTCGTTGTTACCGTTGCGAAGACCGTCCAGCACCTTCTGCCAGAGTGGATTATCTGAGTCGCGACCATTGGTTAAGAGCGTTTTAAAATTATGGTTATTTTCACCAGTTCGATATAATTCCATGAATCACCTCATTACTATACAGAGATACAATTATACGTTGATAAGTTTGTCGAATCAATTGGAGTACCTGAATATTTTCGGTTAACGTAACTTACTGTTTCGAATAGCAAAAAGGCACTTCTTACCCCGTACCCCGATACTCCTCCCTACTCCTCCCTACTCTTCTTATAAGTATGTATATTTTTATTGTATGTATCTTGTTAATTCCCTTTCTTATTAAATAAGATTTTATCAGGGTATTAAGGTAAAAGTAGTAGTAATAGTAAGTAAAACAGTAAGTTAGCTTAACCGAAAATCATACCCCGTATGCCATTTGATACGGGGTACTAGTGGGTAAGTAGCATCGGCATTGATGCGTGTGGTATCATGTGTTAAACGCACGAGAGGACTAAACACTATGCGACACGAAGAAGACTGGGGAGTTTACTGAATATGGCACGCGAAAAGCTGAATGAATTCGGACTGACCGGTAAACAGGAAAAGTTCGCTCAGGCATTCGTGGAAACAGGCGATGCTTCTGAGGCATATCGTCGGGCTTATGACACATCCAACATGAACGCGGCATCTGTGAATCGTAAAGCGCATGACTGCAAGGAACACGTCAAGATTGCGTCAAGGGTTGGCCAGTTGCGCAACAAGGTTGCTAAACGACACAACGTGACAGTCGATTCACTTGTTGCAGAACTGGAAGAAATTAAAAAGATTGCTCTCTCTGCTGAAACTCCGCAGTCTTCCGCAGCTGTGCAGGCTGTGATGGGTAAGGCTAAATTGACCGGTCTGGATAAGCAGTTGATTGAGATGTCAGGCAGTCTTAACGTAACCCTGTCAAATTCGCAGCGTGCGGCCCTTGATAAGGCTTTAGACGATGAGTACTAGCCTTACCCCTGCTCACCTTGTTGAACGCCTCAGAGAGCGTTGTGAAGAGGATTTCAAGTTCTTTACTCGCTACTTTTTCAAAGCACTCAAGGGAACCAAATTTGTATTCAGCGAGCATCACGATGAAATATGTGATGCTCTGATGGATGTTTTTTACGGGCGAACCACTCACCTGATGATTAACATCCCGCCACGTTATTCAAAAACTGAATTAGCGGTGAAGATGTTCCCCGCGTGGTGTTTCGTTAAGAACCCACGTTGTGAATTTATTCACCTGAGTTATGCAGATATTCTCGCACTTGATAACTCAGACACAATTAAACAGATTTTAAAGTCCACCGAGTTTATTCAGCTATGGCCTGATTTCGCTATTAAGGCAAATAAAGATTCTAAAAAGGCATGGGGTACTGAAGAAGGAGGCGTATTTTACGCAACTGCCGCAGGTGGTCCAATTACCGGTTTTGGTGCAGGTAAGATTGACGACTTCAAGGGTAATAACGGTTTTGGTGGCGCAATTATTATCGATGACCCGTTAAAACCAGATGATGCATATTCTGACCCGAAACGTAACGCTGTTAACCGCCGCTGGGATGAAACCATCAAATCACGTTTCAACAGTGCCAAGACACCCTGCATCGTGATTATGCAGCGCATCCACGAGAACGATTTCTGTGGGATGCTGCTCAAGGACAGTGAATATAAATTCCGGCAGCTGGTACTTCCTGCCATCGTAGATGAAGATTTACCGACTGAACGTGCATTGTGGCCGCAGAAGCATTCTCTGGAAGCCCTGAAAGCAATGCGCAAGAAGAACTCATACATGTTTGCCAGTCAGATGCAGCAGCGCCCTGCTCCGCTTGGTGGCGGTATTCTGAAAGGTTCATGGTTTGGCAGGTATGATGTTCTGCCACCCCTTAAGTATCGCGCCATCTTCATCGACACCGCACAGAAAGCTAAACAGCATAATGACTATCAGGTTGCTGAAGAATGGGGTCTTGGTGAAGATGGATATCTGTACCTGATTGATGTATTACGCGCCAAGTTTGAAGCGTATGAACTTGAGACGCGTATTCCTGAGTTCTGGAACAGTAAGCGTAACAATAAAAACGGTCGTTTACGCTTCATGGCCGTGGAAGATAAATCATCCGGTACCGAACTGATTCAGAAGATTCGCCGTCTTGTTAAACCTGTCATCCCTGTCCGGGAAATCCCACGCGGACCTGCTGCGAACAAGCTGACACGTGTTATGGACGTACAGGGTTACATTGAATCAGGTTATGTTAAAATACCGAAAGAAGCTGACTGGGTGTATGATTTTGTGAAAGAATGTGAGTCATTCACAGCAGATGATACCCACGCCCACGATGACCAGATTGACCCAATGTGTGACGCCATCAGTCAGATGCTTCACAACAACAAAGCAAGTATTGCGGAGATGCTCTGACTATGCCCAAGGCTAAACAACCAAACTTACACAGTGCACCGGCTGTACGCGATGGTCTGGTCAACGTTGTATCTGGACTTGGTACCGCCAAGGCTAAACGCTCTCACAACTTCTTCAGCTACGCCACGCTGCAGGACTGGCAACAGATGGACGCGGCATATCAGACCAACTGGCTGGCACGCGCCATCGTGGATATCCCTGCTGAGGACATGTGTCGTGAGTGGCGCATCATCAAGTCCAAAGATGCAGACGCTATCCGTATCGAAGAAGACCGTCTCATGCTGCCCATGTGCGTACAGGAAGCCACAACGTGGGGTAACCTGTACGGAGGTGGCGGCATTCTCATGCTCACCGGACAGGACCTGCAGAAGCCGTTAAACGTGAACCGTATCCGTAAAGGCAGTCTGGAGCGTCTGGTGGTGTTTGACCGTTACGACATGTCTGCCATGACGCTTAACACGTGGAACGTACTTGCACCGAACTATCTTGCACCAGAGTTCTACACCATTACTGGTGGTGGACAGCAGATTCACTGGTCACACTTTGCCCGTTTCAATGGTACCCGCCTGCCCCGCCGTCAGATGCTGCAGACTCAGGGATGGGGTGATTCAGAGTTACGCAAGTGTCTTGATGACATCATGGATATGGTCGCTTCAAAGGACGGTATTGCTGAACTGATGCAGGAAGCCAACGTTGACATCATTACCCGTGAAGGTCTGAGTGATGAACTGGCAACTGACCAGGACGAAGCTATTACGCGTCGCTACGCGCTGTTCAGTCAGATGAAGTCTGTGGTGCAGATGGCCCTGCTGGATAAGGACGAGACGTACGACCGCAAGACGCTCGATTTGGGCGGCGTTGCACCGGTTATTGAACTGTTCATGACGTGGATTAGTGGCGCTGCACAGATTCCCCTCACCCGCCTGTTTGGTACATCTGCTAAGGGTCTGAATGCCACGGGTGAAGGAGACCTGAAGAACTACTTCAACTCCATCCGCTCGAAGCAGCTGACCCGCCTTGACCCCGGTATGCGCTATCTGGATGAGGTGATGGTTCGCAGCGCACTGGGTCACTGGCCGGACGATTACAACTACGTGTGGGCACCACTTGCACAGCCTGATGAGTTACAGCTGGCACAGGCGGCCAAGACACGTGCAGATACGGACATGCTGTATCTCGGTGAAGGGATTATCCGACCGTCACAGATTCAGCGTAACCTGCAGTCGTCCGAACAGTATCAGTTTGATGATGAGGACATTGAAGCACAGGAAGCAGCCGAGACGGATGTTATTGTTACGCCGCGCGATGAAACGGATACGCAACAGGAGCAGGAAGGTGACCAGTTTCTTGACCGTTATGTTGCACTGACACGGGACGGGCTGTCACACGATGAAGCAATGGAGCAACTCGCCCCATGAGGGCGAGTGTTTATTTTGGTTCTCGTGGTTTATAACTGTAACGTTGCCAACCATCGGTTAAATTGACTTCATCATAACTTTCCCGCCGTGGAGAAAAACCTAATTCAACTGCCAGCGCGTGTAACTCATGCTCCTTTTTGATCCGAGACATTCCGATAAATCCAGCATCGGCATTTCTATTACTAATCTGACGTTGAGTCATTTGTGTCAGGTCTTTACTACTCAATTTGTTAAGTTTTTTAATATCAGTTTTTAATGAACGAAGAATCTTAATCATTTCGTCAATTTTTTGTTCACTCATGATTGTTCCTTTGTTGCCCGGCTTTCACCGGGCTTTTAATTTACATCGGAGGCTGTACGCGGAAGAACTCAAAATCTTTCAGTGTTGCAACTTTCAGCTTATCGTTGTCAGTTACCACTTTCGGTTCTTCTGACCAATCAGCACCCAACTGAGGTTTGCTTGCAAGAACTCCCAGAACACCCGGCTGCTCGTCGAAGATGTAACCGAAGGTGTGACCGTTCATTACATAGTAGGTTGCGTTATTGAATTTCATTTGTGTTTTCCTCAGTTCGTTGTCTATGTGGTAAATATACTCCCCATTGACGGACTCGTCAACAGTTATCGCAAAATTATTTTCATGTTACACTATCACCTCACCTACAGGAGATGAGCCGTGGCAACACAGACTGAAATCGCATACAACCGCAAGCTGCAACAGATTGTTAAACTGGTACGGGCTGACATCGATGCAGAACTTGTACCAGCTATCAAGCAGTCTGTGCCTGAGTATGTGCAGCAGGACGGACATCAATTGAATGTTGAATACGTGGGTGATGCAAATCCTGAAACAGATTTGACTCTTGCTGATGACTGGATACCGAAAGGAAACCAGCTGTTCAAAGACTCTTGGAGTGATGTCATAGCTGCTGCACTGCAACGTCTTGTCTCACGCTGGACCAGCCCTTTTGCACGTCAGCAGTCGCGTGAGATTGCGGGCAGCTTTGTGACCGATGCTTCCACACGGGCAATGCGTAAGACAGTTGGTATTGACCTGTACGGCGGTAATGACCAGCTGATTGACTATCTCAAAGCTGCTGCTGACCAGAACGCCGCACTCATCACCTCCATCCCCTCTCAGTATCTGGAACAGGTGAGCAACATTGTCATTGGTAACATGCGTCAGGGTATGCGCCCCAGCTACATCGAGGAGGCACTGGTCAAGCAGTTCGGTGTCACCCAGCGCCGGGCTAAGCTAATTGCTACCGACCAGTTTGGTAAAATTCAGGGGGAAATTAATAAAATACGTCAAGTTAATTCAGGGATTCAGTTTTTTCGCTGGGTTACTGCACATGATGAGCGCGTGCGCCCTTCGCATGTTGCTGTAGGTAAGCGCGATGTAGGGTATGGCCCGGGTGTATTTCGTTGGGATGATTTACCGATTGTGGACGGAGTACCCACGTTCTGTGGACAACCCGTCCGGTGTCGTTGCGTAGCTGTGCCGGTCACACAAGCACAGGTGGAGCGGAATCGTAAGTTTAAATCCTGAATAGCCCTTTAATCACCACACGGGTGACTTTCGGGTTTTTATCTTGTGCATATTGCAGAATATAATCAAGGCAACTTGTCAGCAACTCATCACCATCGACAGGTTCTTGTCCATCTTCATTTTCAGCCTTGGCCGCGTGGTTACCGTTGAATATGCAAAGTCCGTCTTTATCATAACCTTCATAGTAACTGATATAACTTTGTTTCATTTATCCGTCTCCTTCTTCAGTTTATAATAAGCACGTTCAAATCCAATCCATTCACGCCAGTATCGAAATCTCTGCCAGCCGGTGTGTAGTATCATCTCACAACCTCCCCGCCAGCATGACCCAGCACAGTACACCCGCTCCAAGCAGTAACAGGTCAATCAGCATCTTCGACCTCCATTTCCCGGATTGAATAAGGGAAGGGGTAATATTCTGGATTGTAAGTGTTTTCTTCCCACGTATCCGAAGCTGTAATACCTTGTGAGTCAATCCAGTGTTGTGCAGTTTCTTCAGTAAGGAAAACAGCAACAGGATGAACCATACCGCCCGTGGGTTCGTTAATCATACTGTCGTCTTTCACAACTAAATAAACATTCATTTCCGCACCTCCAGAGGCAGATGTTTATTGACAAACGCCATAAATCTGATTCGCAGTTTGACTGCTTTTCGCATTGTGCTGAACGACACGTGGTCCAGAAATGTCCATAGTGCCTCCCATGCAACGACCGGTAAGAACACGGGTGTCAGTACAATACGACCGATAATGGATAACAGTTTCATTTGTTACGCTCCTCCAGCTCAATAGCGCGCTTAGCACTTGCCAGAATGTCATTCAGGTCTTCGTTCTTATCCTTGTGACCACGCTGACCAACCGCCAAAGCCTTTTTAATCAAATGTTGTAATGCCGGGTTTGTGACATTGAATGCAACCAGCACATCGTAAACATCAATGGTCACGCCTTTGCATGGACGATTGTACTTGTCATATTTTTCAGCAGCCGGCACATCTCTGAACATCTCCTTCAGTGCGTCACCCAGATTTGCGTCGTTCACACGGCTTTGCAGGTTGTCCATCTTGTGCAACTTTTGATAACGATACTTACTGACCTTTACCCATTCACCATCGGGGTCAGCAACCATCTCAAAGCCGCGCAGTGAATACGTCAACGCCAGTTGTGGGTCATTGCCATCATCGTGTGACGATTCCCATGTGACAGTAGGAAGAATATTGTGACCGTTGCTCATAGTTGCTCACCTTTAAAATTTAATTTCACCATTGTCAGTTCGTGTAATGTTGACTTCCACAACACGAGCATTTGGACTTAGACCAAAAGTACCAAGAGCATGTTTTGCGGCGTCCAACTGATTATCAAAAAGTCTGTAAACACATCGACCTTCTTCACCGCTGCATTCTTCTTCGTTCAACACATACCCGTCAAGGTTGTCACACTCATCGACTATCACCCACATGTTGCTCACCTTTAAAATTAACTGTATGATATGTCTCATTAGTAAGTTATCATCTACTGACGGGTACGTCAACACAATTATGCAGATTACCGTACAAGACCGACAGACATATAAAATCACTCAACGTGAGTTCACGGATGAGGGATTCTTACGTGTACCGGGCAAAGTAGCACGTACCGGTATCCAGCAATATCTGGCGTGTGAACTTGGCCTTGATGGTGACCCTAACCGCATTGTGAACGTGTACCGTCCTGAAGAAGAAGTGTTTGCTGCTGACTCTCTGGCATCATACGACAGCTCGGACATCACACTGCAGCACCCTGACACACTGGTGGACAGCTCCAACTACTCCAGAACTGTCAAAGGTGTTGTGCGCGGTCCGGGTGTCCGTACCGATGATGACTGGGTACAGTGCAACCTCATTGTGAAAGCCAAAGACGCAGTTGATGCGATTATGGCTGGCACATGTGAACTTTCTGCAGGCTATACCGCCACGTATGACGACACACCCGGTACCGCACCGGATGGTACGCCTTATCAGTTCCGTCAGACAAACATCCGAATCAATCACGTCGCAGTTGTGGACCGCGCCCGCGCTGGCTCTTCGGCACGTATTTTTGATACTAAAACCACTGGAGATAAAGCAATGCATCAAATCACAACTGACACGGGGCGAGTCCTCGAAGTCGCTGATGCTGCTGTAGCAGATGCATTCGACCGCCTTAATAAGCGTGTCAATGATGCAGAAGCTGCCGCTAAATCAGTACAGGCCCTGCTGGATGGTAGCAACGCGAAAGTTGATGACCTGAAAGCCAAGCTGGAGACCGCCACTCTGGCATCCAGTGATGAAGCAATCAAAACCCGTGTGGAACAAATTGCACAGGTACAAGCCAAGGCGCGTAAAGTAGCCGGTGATTCATTTGCCTGCGACAGCGTGAATGCGACCGATATCATGCGTGCTGCTCTGGCCGCTGCTAAGCCTAAACGTGATTTCTCTGATAAGTCTGCCGACTATATTCAGGCTGCGTTCGACATGGCTGCAGAAGAAGATGACGAAGAAGAGAAGAAAGACAGTAAAGACTCTGCCCATGTCTATTCTCAGCTGGCGCAGGATGCAGCAAAAACCCCTACCCTTCCTAACGCAGCTTATGATGCCTTTAAGCGCAAGACTGCAAATGCTCACCTTGGAGGTAAATAATCATGGCTGTACAGACTAGCTATCAGCGTTACATGGGTGAGGCTTTTGAAGGTATGAAAGCTGACATGGAAGCGTACAACACCGTTTCAAAACTGAACAAAGGTACATCAGTCATCCCATTCGGTCGCGCTGTATTCACAGATGGCGACGATGGTATGAAGCTGCCTGTTACCGGTTCTACTGCTGCACAGTTCATCGGTATCACAATGCGTGAACTGACCCGTGCATATACCACTGCTGAAGCAACTGGCGGTATCGGTGCGATTCCTAAGTATGACTCTACTGTGTTCACACTGGGTGTCATCTGGGTTAAACCTGCTGTAGCTGTAGCCAAAGATGACCCGGTTTACGTCATCCTTTCGAATGGTACGCTTACCAACGTAGCTGGCACCACTAACGTGCTGATTCCGAATGCTAAGTTTGTTTCAACTGCTGCAGCCGGTGCACTGGCTAAAGTTTCTCTGGTTGTTGGGGGCTAATAAATGAATATCGTAACTGTAACAGACAGCCAGACTGGTTTCTCTTTCCAGATGGACGCTAACATGTATCAGAACATGCAGGTGGCTGACGCCGGTGTGGGCTTTTACATCAGCCAGCTGACCAACCTTGAGTCAAAGGTGTATGAAACACTGTATCCGGACATCATCTTTGATGAACTGGTACCCGTGGATACCTCTGACCCTGAGTGGATTGACCAGGTTGCTTACCTGTCATTCAACGGCGCGACAATGGGTAAATTCATTGCTGCTAACGGTCGTGACCTGCCACAGAATGACATCGACGCCGCTATCTCTTACATCCCTGTAGGTTATGCCGGTAACAGCTACGGTTATTCTCTGGAAGAACTGCGTAAGGCTGCTGCCCTGCGTATGCCTCTGGATGCAACCAAAGCGCGTCTGGCATTCCGTGGTGCACGTCAGCACTCACAGCAGGTTGCATTCTTCGGTGACGCACAGCGCAATATGTTCGGTCTGTTCAACCACCCGAACGTACCGCTGGACAACTCCGCGCTGGACTGGACCACTGCAACCGGTGCTGAGATTGTCGCTGACATGAACAGCCTGATTACCAAAGTGTGGAATCAGACTCTGCAGCGTCACACTCCAAACACCCTGCTTCTGCCGCCAAGTCTGTGGGCAATTGCTGCCAGCAAGCGTATGGATACCGGTACTGATACAACTGTGCTGGAGTTCTTCCTGCGTAACAACACGTATACCGGTGTTACGCGTCAGCCTCTGGATGTACGTGCTGTACAGTGGCTGGAAGATGCAGGTGTTGGTGGTACTCCTCGTATGGTTGCATATGAGAAGAATGCTGACAACCTGACTATGCGTATGCCGATTCCATGGCGTTCACTGCCTCCACAGGCTACCGCTCTGCGTCTTGAGATTCCGTGTGAATATAAAATCTCTGGCGTTGAGTTCCGTTATCCACTGTCTGCAGCATATCGCGACGTGGTCAACGAAGGCAACGGTGCATAAATTAGTAAGCCCTCTTCGGAGGGCTTTTTTTTTACCTGCTCTCTTCATAAATCTGCAACTGACACGCAGCTGATGCAACACCGTGAATCTCAGCAGCAGACCATCCCGGCATTGACTCCGTTACGTCCAGTACGTCCTGAACTTTTGCAATCATATTTTCAATCTGACGTTCAGTCACAATCGCATCACCTACATATCGTTTGCGAATAACTGATTCAATTTTGTCACGTGGTACACGCATTCTTAATAATCCTCACCATGTCTTTTCGGATTAATGGCTGTTCTGCACAGCCTGCAATATTGCATTTGTGGCAGTTATGCATCAGCGCATCAGAAACAGTCATTGATTTTAGCCAGTGACGAAAAAGCCATCTGCGCCACAAGAACCATTTGATAATTTTCATGACGCCCTCTCTATCGCTGCCTTTAGCGAATTCAGAACCATGTCTGTCATTGCGCCTTTTCCGTTGACTGCCACATGGGATTTTATTTCAGCCATAGCGGCTTTAAGGATTCCCACGTTCACGGTTATAACCATCTGGTTTTCACGGTTTGCTGCGCACAATTGTTTATATGATTCTTTCACCCTACCCTCTCAATGTCTTTCAGATGTACCACAGTGTAGCAGCCGTCATCCCATTCGATGTAATATTTACCCAGCCACAGAATGTTTATGATGGTACCTTCAATCACACCTTCCTTCATTTTCACACGGTTACCAGTCTGCATAGGTTCCTCCATAATCAAAACTTACTGGCTGGGCGGTTGTCTCCGCTTACGAAAAACCAAGCCCGCAAAAGGTCATCGGTGAGGTCGCAATTAAGGAGGAAGTTATGGAATACGCCATTACACACAACCTCCACAGATTCAAGGTTATCGTCAAGTGAGTAGCAGGAGTGAGAAATTGCACTTACCTCATCCAGCCTGAAGTAATGTGTTTTGCCTTTACTGTCGTCGACCATGGCAATTGAAGCTTTGCCGCCCTCAAAAAGTACCTGCTGTTTCATTTCGCCTCCTCGATGTTGCGCAGGATGGCGGAGCGATTGTAGTTAGCCCCCATCATGAACGCAGAAAATCTGTCCTCACCGCACTGGTTTATATCAAGCAAAGAGTGAGCCTGATTCCATGTCATTTCATCCGGCACCAAATCAGCCAAGTCAGCGGTGGGCGCGGCCCGGGTGAATACAGGGAATGCTTCCGACCCGTCGCAAGACTTATCACCATTAGATGCGACAACTAAGTAATCCTCGCAATCATCCGGTGAACGAAAGCCTTGATGCCAAGTCAGGTACGCAACCGGCTGCGCATTCAGGGCGGACAGGGCGATTCGCATTGATGCCAGCAAGTTCCCATTGAAGCCATATTCTTCCCGCAACTCGATTCCTTCTTTCAACCAGTCAATCAGCTCCTGCTTATGCTGTTCGGTCATGATGGCTCTCCTGCGCGGAGTTGGTTGTACATTTCAATTACCGGCAACACGGTTACATCCGCACAATTGTCAGATGTCTGGTTGTTCATGTGGTCTATTGCCATCTTTAACCCTTCAGCCCGTAAAGCGTTGAGGTAGGCCTCGGTGGCTGGGGTGTTTTCATTCATAATCTCTGCCACGTCCTCTTCGTGAAAGCTATCAATATCGGATTGGTAGACATGCACGTAATTACCCTCAACCGTGGATTCATGACCCCGGCTGTAACCAGCATTAAAAATGAAAACGGCTTGCTTCTTCAGAGCGCCGCATTCCACCGCCAGCGCGTCACGCTCTTTCAGAAGAGTCATAACTTCATTAACATCCAGCGTCACCGTGATGCTGCCATATTTATTGGCTTGCTCAGTCAGCCTCTTAATATTGCTCATTCTTTTACCCCTTATGTAATTGTTTACCTGCTACACCACTACCCTATCGCAACCTGACGTACTCGTCAACACCTTTTACTTATTCTTCTCCTGCTGTATACTTGTAGTCCAAACCAAACGTTGAGGATTTAACAAATGGCACAGGCTAAAGCAGGCGGTCGCACCGCACGCCCTATCACCATTAACCACGGTGACAAGAAATATGAAATTATCCCGAACGGCGACAATAGCCAGTTCGTGGAAGTACCGAATGAAGTTGTTAAGACTAAGTTCGTACAGAGCCTGATTGATTCTGGTGACCTGATTGTTAAAGGTTACGAAGAGCCTGTTAAAGGTAAAGACGAAGAAGAAGACGAACGTCTGAATACTCTGCGTCTGGAAGCACAGTCACTGGGTATCGAGATTGACAAACGCTGGAAAGCTGAGCGTCTGCAGAAAGAAATTGACGAAGCCAAGGCACCTAAGTAACAGCCTGCACCGGGAGAATGACAAGTGATTATCGACGCCTTTGTTATTGCATCATTTCGCATGTCACCTCTCGGTGCTGCTTTCACTGATGTTACTAAATATCCTGATAGCCTTATTCAGTATGCACTGTGTGAAGCTGACACAGAAACCGGTGGTCGTGGCTGGGGTACTTATGAAAACGAGTGTCATAACATGAAACAGCGCGGTATGTGGCTCTATGCTGCAGGCTGGCTCACCACCTTCTATCCCGATGGTGTCGCAGGTGGTGTAAGTGGTGATGCGCGCCTTAACGTCTCCAGCAAGTCCGTAGGTGATGAGTCAATCACATATCGTGTCGCACAGATGGTTGACGCCGGTACGGACTTCCTCACCTTCACGGCATACGGACAGGCTTTCTTCAGACTTCGCCGCCGAGCCGGGATGGGAGCTATTGCCCTCTAAATAAAGTCGAACCAAAGTGGTATTTCACCGTTCCACTTTACCCACTCTGTAGCGCCATCGAAATTCTTCATGTTGGCGTTTTCGAAAATAGAATGAAACAACATTTCCCACCTCTTTGCGTCTTCCCCTGATTCAAATTTTTTAACTCTGAGTATTTCAAAATTGAACGGGGTGTTGTACTTCAGTTCTCTGAACCTTCTTGATACATCATTACTTATACCTATCTTCACGTAGCCACTACATTCCGAAACAAGAAGGTAAAGGAATCCTGCCTTGTTACTTTTGAAGCCTCCGACTCCACATGTGGGGCAACCTGTTTTATGGTTGAGAAAATGAGATATACTCACTAACCAGTTGCCATGATGAGGGCAGTTTATCAATAACCTGTCAGTACACTTTCCCGTTGGTTTAACCCATTCTACAAAAGTGTAACCTCTGTTTTCGCAGGTCTTTTCTATTGATTTTATCCTAATCTGGCGGTCGCAGATTGCACTTTTAATTTGTCTTTCTCTGCCGCAAGACACACAACCTTGTCGCGATAAGACAAATTTACTAAACTTGATGTTAAAAATACCGTGCAATGAACATTCAAGCCTGATAAAACTTTCATTGTTGTCATACTTACCCAACCATCCCAAAAACCGCGTGGAAGTCTCTTTACATCGTTCGTTAATCTGGTCTTGTCTTTGTGCAATCGGTACAGTGAACTTTAGTTTGTTTCGCTCTACGGAGCAGTCCCAACATCTTGTACCAGAGTTTACGAACTT